TACATGGTGTACCACGTTCCACCTGAATTTAAGGATCTTTATAGCCGTGTAAACAAGATGATCGGACACATTGCCAACCAACAGCAACTGGCACGAAAAGAGGAATCGGACAGAAAGAAGGCATTGGCATGGCAACGAAGACTGGTTATAAACCGAATCAAACACAGGGTGGTAATCGGGGGAATAACTACCCTAGTGATCCTGTGGACGTGGATGATGATACTGACGATGATTCCTTCTTCGTCATTGTGATTGTAATACTATTGGCGGTCATTTTGTTTTTTATGCCTGTGCTAATGTGGATGTACATGGATATTAGGCAGACTGAGATCAAGGTTCAGAAACTAGTAAAGAAGTTGGAGAATAAATAATGTTGACACTACTTAGTACTTTGATATCTTTCTTGATGGGGGGACTACCTAAGTTGCTAGATTTTTTTCAAGATAGAAGCGACAAAGCTCATGAGATAGACCTCGCTAACCTACAGATTCAACGTGAGTTGGAGATGCGTAAAGCTGGGTTTGAAGCCCAAGAGCGTATAGAAGAAATACATACAGATCAAATGCAAATTCAAGCTCAAGCTGCTACACAGCAGTTTCAACTACAAGAGCGACAAGCTCTGTACGCCCACGACATCGCTATCGGGCAGGGTGCTTCTACATGGGTGATCAATGCAAGAGCTATGGTTAGACCTGCTTTAACCTACGGTATGTTTCTTCTTTTGGTGTTTGTAGATGTAGCAGGTTTTCTATATGCTTGGCATAGTAATGTCCCATTTAACGACTGCTTGGATCAGTTATGGGACAACGATACACAGCTGATTTGGGCAAGTATCGTTGCATTTTGGTTTGGCTCACAGGCGTTTGAGAAGAAATGAACGTATCTGAAAGAGCTGTTTCAGTCATTAAACACCACGAGGGGGTGCGGTTTAGACCATATCGTTGCCCTGCTAAATTGTGGACAATAGGAGTCGGACATGTTTTATACCCTGATCAAGGCAAAATTCCTCTCGATCAAAGAGATGGCTATCAACTTAAAGAACAAGATAATAAGCAGTTTACCCCAGAAGAAGTAGATGGAATTCTCAAGTTTGATCTTGACCGATTTGAGCGAGGCGTGGAGAAGTTTTGTCCAATACCCCTTACACAAGGTATGTTTGATAGCCTTACTTCTTTTAGTTTCAACGTCGGTCTTGGAACATTACAGCGTTCAACGCTTCGTCAGAAGTTGCTTCGTGGCGATAAAGAGGGTGCTGCGAATGAGCTCCTGAAGTACTGCATGGCAGGAGGTAAAATCCTCAAAGGACTTCAAAATCGTCGAATAGACGAGCGTGCTATGTTCATGTCGTAAAAGAGCTATAATTTAGCGAAAATTTGAGGTTTTATCTCATGTCAACACCGTCTTTTGTACTTACTTATGATAGCTTGAGCTCCCTGGTGCTGCAGTACCTTGAGAGGCAAGATACGGCGGTCGTCAACTTTATACCAACTGCGATCACTCTAGCTGAATTTGAGATAGCCCAAGTTATTAAAACACTAGGACAGATGGAGGTAGTTGACTCCACGATGCTTATATCAAACCCAATCATCGCTAAACCCTCTAGATGGCGTAAAACGGTCTCTATGACCTTATCCACATCGAGCGGTAAGCAACCCGTACTACTAAGAAAATTAGAGTATCTAAATAACTATTGGCCAAATGCTTCTACAACAGGGACTCCTCTTTATTACGCCGATTATGATTATGATCATTGGTTTGTCGCGCCGACTCCAGATCAAGCCTACGCGTTTGAAACGCTGTGCTACACTCGTTTACAACCACTCGCTTCGGATAATCAAACAAACTGGTTGACGCAAAACGCTCCAAATGCGATGTTATTTGGAACTTTGAAACAGACCGCTCCTTTTTTAAAAGACGACGCTAGACTTCAAGTTTGGGAGCAGCTATTTCAAGAAGCGATGGCTGCGTTAAAAACTGAAGACCAACTACGGTTGGTTGATCGTCAAACTGTTGCACAGGATTCTTAATTATGCCGACGTATACAAACCCTTTTACTGGACAAACGATATACCCATCGTCAGTCAGTTATGAGTCTATAACCCTCAGTTCAAATATTACATTGCAGTGGCCGATCAATGGTAATACAAACACTCCAGTAAGTAGTATTATTGACGTTACAGCTTCAGCTTCTAGTTTATCTATCACTCTTCCTCCCGCTACTCAGGTATCCACAGGACAATCAGTACTAATACGAAACGTAGGATCTAATCCTTTTTCTGTATTAAACAACACAGGCGGTAGTATTGTCACAGTCAGCTCAGGTATTTCTGAGTTTTTGTGGTTGACTGATAATACAAGTCTTGGAGGTATTTGGGCGTCTGTCGTCTTTGGAGCAGGCACTTCTTCAGCTAATGCTTCTGATTTAGCAGGATACGGGTTAGCTGCTTCTGGGCTAACTCTAAATGAAAATAACCCAATAAGTTATATAAACTCAAGCGCAACGATCAGTGCTACTTCTCAAGCGCAGTTTTTAGTGTGGAACACAGGAGCAGGGGCGCTCACATTACCTTCTGCTGCTACAGTAGGCAATGGATGGTTTTGTATCATAGCAAATAGCGGTACGGGTATCGTGACTTTAACACGCGCAGGTACAGACACAATTAACGGCAATACAACTCAACAGCTTCAATTGACTGAGTCTTTAGTGATCGTTTCTAATGGCAGCTCTGGGTGGAATACATACGGTTATGGGCGCTCTAATACGTTTGCGTATACACAGCTTGCCCTTACTGTTACAGGAGGCTCTTTAACGCTCACATCTGCGCAAGCTTCTAATACTATTCAAACCTACACAGGCGTTTTAACCTCTAATCAAATCATAGTTTTACCTTCTACGGTTCAATTATATTCATTTACAAACGGTACAACAGGTACATTCACTTTAACGTTCAAAACAGCGGTATCAGGGGGAGCAACTTTAGCGGTGGCTCAAAATCAAGCAGTGATCGCCATTTGTGACGGTACAAATGTATACAACGCAAATACAGGCTCAGCAGGTTCATTTACTAGCACTAGTATTACTTTAGCTTCAGGTACTGTAACAACTCCAACGTTCAATTACATCGGTGATACTACAACAGGTTTTTATCATCCTGCAAGCGGTCAAGTCGCCGTAACTGTAAGTGGAGCAAATGTAGCTACATTTTCATCAACTGGTTTAGCTTTACCTCTAGGTATTAGCGGAGGAACATTTTGACCTCAAAAGTCGTTGCACTCACTCCTATGCCTGGGATACAAAGGGACGGTACTCAGTTCGACTCTAGCCGTTACGTTGATGGAGTGTGGACTAGGTTTCAACGCGGTCGCCCACGTAAAATTGGAGGCTATAAAGGCATATTTTTAAACGCTTCAGGGATATCACGAGGTATGCAAATGACCTCCACTAACGGACTCAATTATGTTGTTTCTGGTTACTCCGCTGGGTTGGAACAATGGCAGACTGATAATGATGACGGTACTGGATTAGGTCCTACAGCTTACACATTAAGCAACTTTACATCAAGTGCCAATAACTTATGGCAGTTTGATATCGGGTATGATTCCACAGGTGGAGGTAGTAATAATTTAGTAGCCCATCCTGGTCAAAACTTATCTGCTATCGACTCTACTGTAAACACTCCAGTTTTGTACGGACCTTTCCCAGGAACTTTTGGCAACCCTACAATGTCTAAAGTCGGCGTGTTTACCGTGACAGGAGGTGTTGTGAGCGGTAGCCCTACGTTGACGCTGGCTACAGCTAATATACGCGTCGCTTTTGGACAAACCATATCAGGAGCTAATATCCCATCTGGGACTACAGTAACTCAAGTAGTCGGCACAGCCGTTACAATGTCTGCAAACGCGACCAATACAGCTGCTTCTCAATCAGTTACATTTGATAACAATATCGCTGTGTCAGGTGGTTGCGTAATGATACACCCGTACTTATTTGTGTATGGAAATAATGGGTTAATACAAAACTGCTCAGCAGGTGATTTTACTAATTGGGTTTCTCCCGATGCTAACTCCAACAATGTATCAACTGGTAAGATTGTAAAAGGCTTGCCGATACGTGGAGGTACAACATCTCCAAGCGGACTGTTTTGGGCATTAGATGCGTTGATAAGGGTTAGTTTTTCTCCTACAACGGCAGGAGGGCAGACGTATTACTGGTCTTATGACCTAATCAGTAGCCAAACTTCAATCATGTCTTCTAGTAGCGTAGTTGAGTACGATGGTATTTATTATTGGGCAGGAGTTGACCGTTTTTTAATGTATAACGGCGTTGCTCAAGAGATACCAAATGATATCAATCAAAACTACTTTTTTGATAATTTAAACTACGCTTATCGACAAAAAGTTTGGTGTACAAAAATACCTCGCTACGGTGAAATTTGGTGGTTCTATCCAAAAGGAACGGCTACTGAGTGCACCGATGCGGTCATATACAATGTTAGAGAAAAACTCTGGTATGACGCAGGAGAAGCTATAGGAGCTCGCCGTTCAGCAGGTGTATTTTCTGAAGTCTTTTTTAAACCTATCTGGGCTGGGAATGAGGCAAACACAGCAGGAAACTACACTCTTTGGCAACACGAGTCTGGAGTTGACCAAGTTTATTTGACCAATGTTGACGCTATATACTCAGCTATCGAGACTCCTGACCTAGGCACGCTGAGCGGTTTAGTCGGCACTGTACAACAGCCAGGAGACAATCTGTGGACTCGTATAGAGCGTATTGAGCCTGATTTTATCCAAGAAGGTGAGATGAGTGTGATTGTAACTGGTAAGGGTTATGCTGATGACAATGATCAAGTCTCTAGCCCTTATAATTTCACACAAGGAACTTTAAAGATTGATATGCGTGAGCAACGTCGTGAGATGCGTTTACGCTTTGAATCTAACACTTTTAATGGAACCTACCAGATGGGTAAACTCATAATATCTATGACTACTGGCGATGTTCGCGGAACGGGTAACCCATGATAGTATATGACCATAGAAATCTAACATGGGAGTACTGGTGTGCTAGGATGGCAGAACTTTTTGCCGCAAATCAATTAGGTACAGTTGAAGAAGACGACTGGCGTATTTGGGCGAGCGGTGTAGCGTCTATCGGGTATTTCACGCAATCAGGATGTCCAGATCCTAGAGGTTTTGATAATTGGAGAGATTGGGCAGCTCAATTAACTGGTTCAATGAATATAGTAAAACCAACGTAATTTAAATCATGGCCATACAACCGATCCTCAGCCCACAAAGCAATCCTTTAACAACGGCGGTTCCGTCAAAGTTTATCGGTACAACCAATCCAGGTTCTCCAGGTATGTTTATCGGTATGGCGGATTCAAATTTAATTGATCTAGCCAAAAAATCTTCTCCAGAAGTAATAGCTGGTTTACAAAATGGAACTTTGAAGTTTACAAATGATGGTGAACAACAATACTTAACAGATACAAAAACAGGTAACGTAGTACAAGGAGTTGATATTCGCCAAGACATGTATGGCAATCTTGCTGTTAATGTTCCGACGGGTAGTGGTGGAATAATTCAATTTTCTACATCAGTAGGAGATGATGGAAAATTAAAACCTGCAGATGTTAATAATGCTTTTAATGTTGGCGTAAATAGTAGTGAGGGCGGTTTTGCTGGTGGATTAAGCAATTTTACACCAGCAGCTAGAGCTGCCGCAATATTGTATGGCGGTAGTCAACTAATTGGTTCTTTGGCTGGCGCAGGGGCTGGGGCAGGAGCAGCTAGTTCAAGCGCTTTAGCCGACCAGATCGCTGCTGAACAATTAGCAGCCCAACAGACGGCAGCAGCCACGGCAGGGGGTGCCCTACCCGCAGCTGGGGCTGGCGCTGGGGCTGGCGCGCTAGATGTTTTGACTGCTCAAGATCTAGCAGCTGGCCATACCCTGACTGATAACGCTATCGCTTCTCAACTTGCCGCTGCTACTCCATTATCTGAAACTGAAGCTCTAAATTTAGCTGCGCAAAGCTACACTGCTGGTATGACGCCAGAACAGATAGCTGCTATGGGTACAGGTACTGGAGCTGGTGTAGGAACTATAACAGCTGCAGGAGCAGCAGGTTTAACCGCAGCTCAACAAGCAGCTCAAGCAGCTGCTGCAGCAAAAGTTGTTAAAGATTTAGTTTCTCCAAGCTCAAGTCCAGGAGTCGCTTCAGTGCCTTCTGGAGGTACAATGGGAGGTTCTAGCTCAGGTCCTTGGAATCAATCTTTGAGCCCAGGAATAGCGACAATCGGTAAATCAAACTTTTCTGGGTTTCAAGATCCTTTAAAAGATTTGATGGGTAATATCACTCCAAACTATGCTCCCAGTCAAACTGCTTTAAATAATATCATGGCTCACCAGTATCAAGGTGAGTTTAGTCCTGCTTCAGGGTACGCAAAAGGCGGTAAAGTAGAAGATAAATTTGAGCCTGAATTTATAAAAATGATTAAAGAAAGATCAGGTGGAACGCCAGATCATGAGCACCCAAACTACAAGGGATCGCCTCTATTTAGGACAGGTGGTTCTGGCAAACACGTTCAAGGACCAGGAACTGGGCAAAGTGATGATATTCCTGCTATGTTAGCAGACGGAGAATACGTGTTTGATGCTGATACTGTATCGGCATTAGGCGATGGGTCTAATAAGGCTGGTGCTGCTGCTCTAGACGTTATGCGTAAAGCTATTCGTAAACATAAACGAAGCGCTCCTATAGACAAAATACCACCAAAAGCGAAAAATCCGCTATCCTATTTAAAAGGTAAATAATCATGTCGCTCACAACCGCAGCTACAATCCCGACTACAACTGGGGCTACAAGCTCAAGCCCAACAACGATCGGTACTACATCACAGATGCTACCAACACCGATCACGTTGGCTACCCCTGCTTCAGATGCTGGCTCCGCTACTCAAGGTGGAGCGTTGCCTAATATTACAACAACGCAAGCCCAAGCAACCTCAATTCCTCAGTTTTATCAAGATTACTTAAATAATATAGCAACTCAAGGGGCTACAAATTTAGGTAATATGGCGTATTCTGGTCCTACAACAAATCAAAACGCTGCGTTTAGTGGAGTGCAAGCAGCGGGACAAGGTTTTCAACCAGGACTCACCCAAGCAGGTCAAACAACGCAGGGGGCATTAAGTTTAAATGGAGCCAACGCTGCGCAGCCATACTTAGCTCAAGGCACGCAAGCTTCAACGCAAGATATCAATCAGTATATGAACCCGTATACTAAAAATGTTGTTGATCAAATCGGGCTTTTAAATCAGCAAAACATCGCTAACACGTTATCACCTGCTATCACATCGGGAGCTGTAGGCTCTGGACAGTTTGGTTCTCAGCGTGGAGCCCAAGCGCTTGCAGGAGGAATCGCCACTGCAGATATAGCAGCTCTAGCTCAACAAGCAGCAGCTGAACAATCAGGATACGGACAAGCTCTAACGGCAGCTCAACAGCAGAGAGCAAACCAGTTAGCAGCAGGACAAACTCTTGGATCTTTGACAAACACTCAGCAGGCAAATCAGTTAGCAGGTGCACAACAACAAGCAGCGATGGCTCAACAGCAGCAGACTGATGCGCTTGCAGCGATCAATGCAAATGCGACTATAGGTGCTCAAGAGCAAGCCCTTAACCAAGCGAAAGTTAATTATCCAATGACGGCTCTGCAACAGTACGGTTCGTTATTACAAGGTCAAACTATACCTACCGCAACTTCTGGAACTTACACAGGACCTATCCCTGGAGCTTACAGCGCTTCGCCTTTGGCTACAGCTACAGGCACGGCAGCTGCGCTTACAGGTATTTTAAATTCAGGTGCAGACGCTGCGTCTAAGATACAAAAAATTACAGATTTCTTTAAAACTTCATCTCCCTAGAAAGTAACTAATGGCTTTACCACTTTCTTCACCAGAAGCTGCTCCAGTAGATAAAGGCTGGGGCGGTTACGTCGCTGAGTACAACACTCTTAATCCAGACGCACCTATTACGGTAGCAAATGTAGCTCCTGCCGCTACTGCGCCAGCGCCGATGGCTGCTCCTGTCGCTGCGCCTATTCAGGCTCCTCAAGGCGCTTTACAGACGGCTGAGGTTAAACCTCCTGCGATGCCTGGTCCTATGCAAGAGTACATGAGTGCTTTAAATCAGTACCAAGACGTTCTAGAAAAACAGGCTAATTACGGTAACAGAACGCCTTGGTTTTCATTAGCAGGGGCTTTATTAAATCCTGGTCGTACAGGTAGTTTTGGTGAAGCTGTAGGTAGCGCTGCTAATGTGATGGGTAAACATCAAGAAGAGCAACAAAGGATGCAGATTCCTTTGGCTCAAGCTAGACTTGGTTTGATAAAGTCTAAATATGAATTAGGTAAACAAGCTCAAGCTCAACAAGATTTTGCAGAGATTGCAAAAGGTCAAATTTCTCCAACGGCTACAATTGCAGGTTCTGTAGTACCGACTAGCTCTGGTCTTCCAAACCCCTCAGCCCCTAATTCTCCTTCAGCTATCACGCTAGAAGGCGCTACAGCACACCCTAGAGATATTGCAACTGCTAAACCGATTACGATGAAAGACGTACTTGCGTTTGCTGCAACTCATCCTGAGGATAAAGAAAGAATCGCTGTATTAACTAAAGCAGCTGAGATGGCGCAACCTAGTTTCTCAACTTCAAATGGCGTTATTTTAAATAACAAAACAGGCTCAGTGTTTGGTTTTGTCCCTGGTCAAAAGCAAGAAAAGTTCACAACAGCTTTTGGCGATTTTATGCTACGTCCTCAAGATTACGAAACGATCAGTACATTACCTCCTGCAAAACAAATAGAAGCTTTAAAAGCTCTTGTAGGTACAAATGAGCATGGAGCTCCTAGGTCTGTACATGATGTTGAGGCTGAGGCAGCAGGTCGTAAAGAGACGTCTACTGGACAAGCAAGAGCCGACGTTGCTGGAGCTCAAACCCTATTGAACGATCGTCGAGCTGGTGAAGCTATGCTTCCTGTTTATGAACGTATTCAAACGATCTTAGGACAACCAGGAGTCAAAGAGCAGCTCGGTTTGTTCAAGAAAGGCGATGTGGCTGATGTTTTGACATCTTTCTTAACGAGTGACCATAGTGAAAAAGCAACTAGAAGTATGCAAGAGTCCATACGTAGAGTTGCTGCTAATAGTAAAGATGCAGACAATCTAATCAACGCTATTAACGATATTGACGGGCAACGCGGTATCGCTGAAGCTGAGTATATGAAAAGTATGCCTGGAAATGCTAGAGTTACAGACTTTAGATTGAAGTTTGCTCAAAGTTTACATCCCAGTTCTCAAGACGATATGTATGGCGCTTTTCAAGCTAAACTCAATGAGTTTAAAAATAGAGCTGCTTGGGATATTGAAAAGCATGACCTGTTTACTAATTTAAACAATAAACGAAATGTGACGTACACTCAGTTTTATACTCAACCTGAGTACGTAGAGTCTTATAATAAACACAGTAAAGCGTACGCTGCTGGTATGCCTACTAATGCTCCAACTCCTCAAGGTACAACTTCAACGGCACCTGCAGGATCGGTAGCTCAGCGTTTAGCTGAAATAAGAGCAAAGCGTGATGCAGAAAAATTGCAAGCTCCTAAATAGAGAATAATATGGCTGACGCAAAACAACCACAAGTTTTTGATCCTGCTAAATTAGATGATACTCAGCTATACGTAGCTGAAGTGCTGACTAAAAAGCTTCTCTCTGAAGGGTTGAATCCTGATTTATTTGTACCTCTCGCTTTTCATGAAAGCGGTTTACGTCCTAACGCCATAGGTCCAGAAATTGAAAGAGGACCCTTTAAAGGACAAAGAGCTCAAGGTTTGTTTCAATACATGCCTGCAGTTGCTAAAGAAAGAGGTATAGATGATCCTTTAAACTTTGAGCAAAATATGAATGGAGCTATAAAAGATTTTAAAGCTCACATGCAAAACCCAAAGATAGGTCTTGATGCTTCAAAACTTTTATCAGCTTGGAACGCAGGTCCAAACAATGACTACATAAAAACAGGAGATTTAGAAAAACTACCTGACGAAACAGTCAATTATTTGATCAAAATGCATAGTAGTACTGGAGGAAATTTACCTACTCCTGTTGTAGAATCTACGGGTAAGAGCCCTGAAGCACCTCCTAGTCCATCTATACCTTCTACAACTTTAACTCCTACGGAAGCGATAACTGCAGGAACTGCTGGAGCTACAGCAGGTGCCAAGGTAGGTGCTGGCGTCCAGGCAGGTCTTGGGACAAAATACGCTTTAGATTATTATTTAAATCAAAACTCTCCAGCAAGTCTTCAACGATACTCTAATAGTCAGCTTGGCGATAAATATTTAAATGTTCCTCTTAAAGAACTTGAAAACTTAACAAACAGAACTATCGTTGCTCCACATGATGTTCAAGAAGCGATAAAAGATGTCCATGGACGACCGATCTATCCTAAGACAGTTAGAGTTGAGTCTGGCGCAGGTTATAAACAAATGCCTGTTGTAGATCCAATAGCTCAAAAAGTAATTCCTACGGGAATGTCTACCCCGATAGATATCAGTAAATATGAAGTAAAACCAGGAATGCTTGGAGCTGCGCAAAAAACAACTCAAGCAGCTTTACCAGTTTTAAAGAGCGCTACTAGAGTCGCAGGTTCTGCTTTAGGTGGAGCTGGGGCAGCTTTAGATGTAGCTGACGCTTTAAAACGCGCAAGAAGTGGTGACGTTACAGGTTCTGTTATATCAGGCACTGGAGCAGGTTTAGGAACTTTAGGTACTCTAGGAGCGATGGGTTTATTGGCTCCTGAAATCGCTGTACCAGCAGCTGTTGGAGCTTTGGGTATGTCTGGGATAAACGCTGCTAGAGATATCTATAAGATGTCGCCTGATGAAAGACAACAGCTTATAGACAGAACTAAGAAAAACCTGATGCCCTCTACGGGTTCTGGAGGAAATGAGGCTCTATTTAACGCGATAGCAAACCAGTAACACAGCTACCAAGATAGCAAAGTATAACCCCAACCATAGCAGTGTTATAGGACTAGTTACTGATAGATACACGATTACATAGAATAGAATATGGAATGGTAGTAGTATCGCGTTTTTAATTAGAGAAAGCATAATTCCAATCTCCTACTCTAACGTAATAAAAAATCTCACTAGGATCGCTGTTAGGCATATCAGTCCAGATCTGTATGGGCGCTCCCCAACCATGCTCTTTCATAGCAGTCGCTATTTCATCGTGAATGCGCTCAGCTTCTGCCTCATTTTGGCAGCTTATTTCAAATTTGATCGGCTTACCGATCTTGGTTAACGTACCCATCAGTCGCCTCACCTTCTTTATCAAGTTGCTGTATAAACTTACCCCCTACATGATCCTCAACTAAGAGCAGGTATCGACGTAAGTCACGAATATCATCGATAATACCCTCAGGGCGTAAGTCGTTATTGACCGCCTCAAAGATATCATAATTATACTTTTTGACGTGATTCTCAAGCCTATCCCACTTACGGGCAAGCATCATGAAAGCGCCGACGCCCCCACGCTTTTTCCAAGAATCACCGTAAGACTTTTCAGCCTTAACCAAACCATCAATATCAGCAGCACTGATACCGTTCAAACCATTTATAAGATCAGACATCGTTGCGTTCCTTAATTAAATCTTCCAAAAGAGCTAACCCCACAGCATGGTCGCCTAAACCCGTGAGATATGTAACACCGCGATCGAAAACCTCACGCATTGTCGTGTTACCAAGCTCAAGCTCATCTATGCAACGATACAAAAGATCTAGCATATCAGCCCATTTTAATGCTAGCTGCTCATGCTCAGTTAAGTGAGGCAAGGCTAGATAATTATCATCAAGCATTTTACGTTCTAAATTATCACAAGCAAACTTCAACTCAGGCGAGCTCCACTTAGCAGTTGCAGGTATATCACCTGTCCACTGCTCAGCCGTATCGTGTAAAAGCGCAGCATAGATTAGAGATTTACTAGGCGAAGTTTCTAGCATAAGTAAAATAATTATTACATTTGCTGTATGCTCACCTACGGTGTCAGTCGTTAGCATACGCCTTGTATGCCATCTTTTTACAGCGTTACCGTTTCTAACAGTTTTGATTACACTTGTTTTTACAGTCATCTTTAGTTCCTAGTTATTGGTGTGATTAAATTATAACCTACTTTTTTAGCGCTTCGTTAATTTAACGCTAAAAACCCCTGAATCGACTAAACTATTCAGTCTTTAGAGGTGCTCTACGCGCCTTAGCAACCCCACGTGGGTACTTAGGTGTTTTTGGCTCAGCTTTACCGCGCCGTAAACCCCGATATGATGCAGCAGCTTCGCACGCTTCGACAGAACGACGGCGCTCATCCCAGAGTTCCAGAATCAAACCTGCTAGAGGTCGCATGCTGAACTTAGGATTAAGAGTTTCAAAATCAGCAGTTGTTTCCCACCCGTAAGCTTCAATGTAATGTATCCAACTGATCTTTAGTTTACGAAGCAAACCCTTGACAGCAGCGTCAGAAGGTCTAACATAAAACATCGGCAAGTTTACGCTCGCGTCACGCGCTAGATCAACCCAATGATCATCGTCAGCGTGTTTACGCGTATAGTGCTCTCTTTGTAAATCGACTTGAACTTTCGCTTTTGCGATCAAGCCAGCGTCAAATGGTTTGGGCATTATCAGTTTCCTTTAAGTATGTTGCGATCAATAACGCTTCAGCGCGGTCGATGTGTTTTTTCAAATATAATTCAACACCAGGGTATAGTTTTATAGCCAGCGCTCTGGCTTCCTCTTTTTCCTTAGTCAGCTTAAAATGCTTCTTCCAAGACATAGGGGTAACATAGATCAAGGGAAGCTTAGAGAGCGTCAGTACTGAACGGCAAACTCCAAAAGAGTCACCTAAACTGAACGTTGATGAAGCTGATTGACCAGGCATAGAGTTGACGCGTTCTAGAGCAGCTCTTGGATAAATTTTATTTCTTAAAGCTATACTTAGTATCATGTGCATACCACCAGGATCTATCTCATACTTTACAACTCCATCGCCCTTCTTCATTGTCGGTATATCGTGAACCTCAACCTTATCCCCACATATAATAGCAATCGCTCCGCTGAGTCCTGGGTCAACACCGACGTACGTTTTTAAAATGCCGTCCATAGATCACATCCTTTTAGTTGTTTACCGTATTCTAAAGTTTCATTGAATTTCTCACAAAACCATGACCCCTCTTTGGAAGGAACAGAATATTGACAAGAACGGCAATTTTGAAGTGGAGCCTCTTTACCCCAACATACGCCATGAGCATCACAGAACTTACAACGCCAATCAGTCTCTTTTTCCGCGATACGGATAGGAGGCATGGTTGAAGTGATCAGTTTGTTTAGTTTGGCTTCTATTTCCGCTATCGTTGATTCGTCTTTATGTACACGCTCAATGTAAAACTTTTCGTCGTCTTTACAAATAGCGATGTATAACGCGCGAGTCAAGCCCGATAACCACATACCTGATTGCATCTGCCAATAGTGTTGAGGTTTAGCTTCTTTAACTCCCCTAGACTGAAGCTCCTTGAAGCCTTTTACATTAGATGATTTGATTTCGATGACATGGGGTGTTTTTTCTGCTGTAGGTACTCCACGAACCGCTCCGTCAGTTTTACAGACAAAATGCCCGTCAGCTGCCGTATAAGTCCACTGTTTACCAGTTTCAGGATTAACTTCCCATACCTCTAGACCTGCATCTTTTAAGTCTTGTACAACCCTATCTTCTTGAATGTAACCTGTCTTAAACAGTCTAAGCATCCTACCTTCGGGTTGTTCATTATGAAACCCACGCCAGTCGTACCAAATAGACCTGAGACACTCTTCACCTATACCAGACGCGCCGATACGTGTGAGCATAAGCTCTTTGCTATTCTTTTTCTCGTACGCTTGGTATATCAGGTTTTCCAGTGCTTCGGTTTCTTTTGGTATCGCTGCCATTAGGTTCTTTCTTAATGATGACCGTTTCTTTAGTGGAAAAGAGGTGCCCGTTCGCGCATAACCTACGTCTGTACAATGAGTTACTAGTAGTGCGCTTGCGGGTTTCTTTTACATCACTCCAAGAGTCACAAATAGGACAATTCAATCAATCGTCCCAAGGAGCCTTCTTACCAGCAGGTTTAGAGGAACTCACAGGGGCTGAGGCAGCCACAGGAGGGGTAGGCTTCGCAGCTGCTGGAGCTGAGGGAGCTCTCGAATCGCCGTTTGGGGCTTTGAAAGCTGTAATGATATTTTGAGGACCGTAGTCACCAGAACCCTTTTCAGTTCCAACATCAGCACTGAAAGCGCGATTGATTAACTGATCAGAGTCAGCAGCGTTAGGAGTACCGCATGCTCGAGCCCAACCAGCCAACTGACGACGACCTATTTCCTCAGCTTTGGCGCTAGGATTGTGCGTATTAAAGTTCATGAAAATAATACGGTTCGCACTCGAAGGACCCAAGACACGAAATTTTGCACGGATATAATAACCCGTACCTGCTTTCGTTTGACGTTGCTCAGCTTCCTCACACATCAACTGATACTCACCATCAGGAATAGGTTCATAGTTACCAGAACCGCCAGCGTCAGCATCGACGCCCCCTAAATCAAATCCGAAGTTAGCCATTATAAATTCTCCAATCAAAGTTTAACAGGAATGCTCTCGAGGAGCTTTTCGTACACCATTGGTATAGTGTCGGGACAAGCGTAGCGGTTTTTCGCTACATACGCAGGGTTTTCCACCAAGTGTAGCAGTCGCTCACCAGTGGTCACACCACGCGTAGTTTTATTGCCGAAGCCCGAGTCTGATTGCTTGATAATCACTCGGAACCCAGCAAACGCTAACACGTCGACCCACTCTTGAAGAATGGCATTACAACGATTAGGCAGTTTTGGTTGATAACGATCGTAAGGCTCTGAGCGTGGATCCTCATAACGAGTCACAGAAGCGTGAGCCAATAACACGACGTTCATATCACGTCTTTTACGTAAAGCGTCAAAGCCACTTAGTATTTCCCTAAAAGACTCAGCGACCATAATTTGACCCTTGCCGTAGGCTAGAGACTTTTCATCATGACGGCTTTCAATATCAGATGTAATCAAAGGCTCAACTAACCAATCAGCTGTATCTAGTACAACAGTCTTGAAGTCATGTTCCTCTTTGATAAGAGTCTTGATATTACTAGCAACGTCTGCAATAGTTTCAGCACGAGGGAAAGACGTTACGTCTAAAGACGCCAAGCCATCCTCAGTTGAAATAAAGATAGGACGAGGGAAAAGACTTGCTAAAGTGCTTTTACCTATACCGTGCCCTCCAAAAATACAGATGCGGGGAGGAAGCTCTTGCTTACCCTTTATCAATTGTTCTTGCCAATCACTCATTTAAAGTTCTCCTAGTTAAAAAAGTTATCCTGTCCGCTAATTATAACCTAAAAAATAACGTAGCGGTTAAAAACTTAAAAATAAACTGCTATAAGACAATTTATTTTTATCCCACCTAAGTATCATGCATCCTCCTAACAACTCAGCAGCTACGGTCACACAAATCGCGCATAGAGCGGGATCGCCAGCCATAACCAAGTAGTCATCAGGATGCATGTCACGTAGAGCCATTCTAGCATGTTCGATAGCTGCTTTGCCGTCAAAGTCTCGACCTATCGATGAAAATACATGCTTTACCTCGCCGTAAGCGTCTGCAGCTGAATAGTCGCGTCGCCTATCATAACTGACGAGCCATACCGTAGGTATCCTAGTATCATTCATTTAAGTTCTCCATATACTTTTCCAAATTTAACCTCTGCCTTAACTGGTAACTCACTCCACCAATTAGGAGGGGTAGACATCACGTGCTCTACATAATCACGTGCTTTTTCAGCATCAGCTTCGTCCACTACAGCGACTAATTCATCATGAACTGTTAAAGCAACTGGAAACTCTTGATGTACGATCAGTAGCTGCTCCATAACGATATGTCTAGCAGCTGATTGAACAATGTTCTCAGTGATAAGACCGCCATAGATACCTGAGCGCCCCTCGCCTCTGGCAGCGTAACTGTAGCGCCTCTCGCTTGAGTTGTAGCTTAAATCAGGATACAATAGGGGCAAACCAGTGGGTAAATCTATACGGTACTTACCCGTCTTAACAGGTATGTACTTACTAAGTAAGACCTCTGTACCCTCAGCCATAGCAGGTAGGGCTTTATCACAAGTATCCCAGAAGTCAACGATTTTAGAATTTTTAAGTCTATATGCTTTGATAGCCTTCTCACACATCTCCATTGAAAGAGGTTTACCTTGCGTGCGTAAGAATTCAAAGAATGTTCTAGCCGACATACCGTAACCAGCGCCTAGCACCGTAACTTTTCCAAGCCAACGCTCATCCTCATCAGCTTTAGTGATATTCCTACCGTAGATGAAAGACGCCATATCGCAGTACGGGTCTAGCCCTTTGCGGAAAACTTCCATCAAATCTTGCTGACCAGCAACGCAAGCTAGAGCGCGAGCTTCAATCTGTGAGCTATCGCCGACTACAAGCAACTTACCAGGAGGAGCTACAATACCTTTACGTAGCTTAGAACCTCGAGTCAAGTTCTGTAAGTTGATGCCCCCTCCACCGCTCATCCGTCCAGTGTGCGCTCCATAATAGACAAGAGGAACTGGAAGCAAGCCTGTCTTACCGATAGAGCTGAGCCTTGTAGCTCTAGTCTGTTCAATAGTAGATTTCAGCTTGAGTCTAGCACTGACTAGTTCTTGCACGCGAACGTCAGGATGGTCTAACAGGTCGGTTATACCCTTGTCCTGCTTAGAAAACGCGAATGTCGGCTTACCAGTTCTAGGGCTGGTTTTCATAGGAGGGTTGACTCCCATTCTTTCCAGAGCTTCAGCAAACTTAGGATTTGACATGATAATATCAATCGTTATGCCGACGTCCTTTAGCGTTTCTTCCCTACGCTTATCTAGCTCCTCTACATAGCGATCTAGCATCTTGTAATCTACAGCAAGCCTAGGAGTAGTGACCGCTTTTATTGTCCATTGTAATAAAAGAAACTCAAACTTAGGAAATGTGTCTATCAGTTTTTTATAAACACTGTAGGTTAGATCGACGTCTCGAACGCAATACTCAGCTAAGATGTCACGCTCATAGTCTTGCAAATCCTCAAGTCTTTTACCCTTGGATACAGACAAGCCATCTAGCTTCTCACCAAATCCTAGACTTTTAGCGACTGAGTTTAGACTGTAAGAGTTCAATCTTAATTGAGAGCGAGCCAACCCCACTGTGTCAGTTATCTGTTCAGGAAACCAGTTGTAACGCCTAGCAGCGATAGCGCCGTCAAACTGAGCGTTATGACAGATAGCCCGAACCTGAGTACCGTAGTGCTTGAACGCTTTACCGATATCATCACCCCAAGCTAACGTAGTCGTTTCATCATTTAGTTTGAACGCGCAACATATAGGCTGAAACCTAGAGTCTCGAATATACTCAGTTGAAGTCATCTTTGATAACGAGTACGTAGCAGGTTCGTAGTACGTCTCGAAATCAATCGTTAAAGTGTCAATCATTTATCATTCTCTTTTGGGATGAGCCATGCCTTGCAAGCAGCACGCCAGTCTGTAGCGCGTATACTATCAACATAGATCAACCCATTTCTAGCTCTTTTATGTTGCCACCAAACCATAGCCATCGGTTGAGCGACGTCTTGGAAGAACGCAGTCTTATAGATATGCTCATCTTGCGGGTCTAGCATGAAGCTTTCCAAATCTTTCTTCCAATCATTATGGTCGCAGTTTTCCATCAAAGGATATGGTGTAACTGCTAACTCAGCGTAGTCAGACTCATAGTAATCCAAAGGAACGTACGACGTGTCTTTCACTTTACCCCACACTTCTAAATTAGTATAGACATGCAAAGAGTCAGAAACTTGCGTGTAAGGACCGACTTTGTAACCGCATCTAGCAGCGACGTATTCTTGCAGCATACTGAAATGGACTACGTTGGCGCCCAGCTTTCCGTACAGCAAGTCATTAGAACGGCAGCATACTGTCATATAGAGCTCACCGTCACGAACCTTCCAATAGATATGAGTATTGCAGGGGTGATCAAGCATTGTTTTACCTAAGTCTAGGACAGAGTCCCACATAGTGGTGACTACACGACGGTCGTCAGGATTTTTCTTTAGAAGTTCTATCGCTTTTTCTAGCTGATCGAAAGGTTGAGAATGCCTCAACCGATGTCCGTACGCGCCGTAGAACGTATCGCCGTCATCGCTGTATTGCTTCATCTGTGAGTTAAAGTAGTCCAAGAACTCCACATCACGATAGCCTCCTATGATCCAAAGACCCTCCATGCAATGGAAGAATGGATTACAGTTACGCTTCTCATTAAAGAGAACGCGCTCAGTTGGCTTCGCGTAGGTTGTAGCTACGGGTTCACAGAACTCTAGCACAGGACCGTTCCTGGAGCTACGCGGTTTACCTGAAGCTTTGATGCCGTTGATTTCAAGAGGGAAGGCGTGGTTAACATTTCTTACGTTATAAGCTATCACTGTTATATCCTTAGAATAAAGTTTCGGGAGAATAATTCGCACGCGGACGACCGCCGTTTGATGCGCGCATGTATTTATCAAACTCACACATACAGTTCTGCCAATCATGCAGAGTTAAAGTGCTTAGATCAATTGTCGCCCAACTCTTGGATATTTCAAGAGTTTCCATCAGCTCCTCATTGAAACTGTCTTGGTGAGCGACTTGTTCTAGTGAGCGCCCATAGATACGGTTCAAACCTCTTGTAGACCCAGGACCTATTGGAGCAAACGAATACAAGTCTTTTGCGTCCTTTAATAGGGGGCAATACGTCATATCAGCTACAGCTTGCCCTGCCATGAAGGTACCCCAACCATAAATACCCTTAAAAAGCGCCAAAAGTTCCTCTATGGAGCGATCCTCAGGCTTCGTGTGGGTTAGGTAATGAGGTATCTCTTTATTGGAAAATAGAGGTTCTAGCATGTTTTTAGCAATAAAATACCCTTTACTCATACCTTTTGGTATATTTCTGCCCGTGATAAGGTAAGCGCCAGTCCAAGTTTTCAATCCTCGCTTCATACGGGCATCTATAACACTGCTAAATGCTGTAGCACTGAAAGACTCAACTGGCCACTCACCCTTGTCCATCAAGGCTTGTATAGTTGGAGGCCAGTTGATGTATCTAGCAATGCAAAGCATAATCCATAACCATTCGTGGTCAAGATACTGGTCGATAACATTATTAACAATCCAAGCGGATACACGATCATCTTTGCGATGGATATTACAGAAACGGTACTTCCTCAATATCTCATCCTCAGTCCAAGGTCTTTTCTGCTCAGGGTCTATGATCTTATTGTAAAAGATATTCTCACGCTCACTGACAAAATAAGCAAGCTTCCTGATCATTATGTCTTTAGTTTCAAACATCGTAGCCGAGCCCTCTTAAAGCAATAGGAACTGCCTCATTGGAACTAACCCAGTGAGGGTTAAGACCTGCAGCATGAAGTTTTCTAGCTGATGATATGTTCTTCTTATCATTCGTTAGAATGTTATCCGTCTTTTCTATTGGACCTTTACCTTCAACTGCTCGACGAGCGTTCACATTAGCGACGCATTGTTCGAAAGGGGTACTGAGGCAGATAGGTATCAGTGTAGCCCCCATCGCTTTTAGACGCGCGTTCAAGATCATTGTAGGCTCAAAGACGTTTCCAACAATAACCCCCTCGTACAATACGTTCGTATAGTTAGAGGCTTCCACCACGGCGTCCCAAACCATTTGGGGCGTCTTTATAGTGTCACATCCACCAGTTGGACGATCGTACTTTCCTAGAGCGACAAATGTTTTAAAGATATTTAACAGCACGCCGTTACTAGCTTCGCCTATCTTTATGAAGTCCTGAGCAGCATGCTCCATTATTCTCTTAGCAACCCAAGTCTTACCCGCGCCGTTGCTACCACGTATCGAAATTACATTGTATGTATTCATAGCTTCGTTATCTAAAAGTTAAATTATAACGTTCTCAGCAGCGGTTTTCATATTAAATAGCTCAAGAGCTATAACTACTGCCTCACGTTGGCTTACTACTTTGGCGTCTAGTCCGTAGCTCTTTAGCTTCGCGTGCGCTAGCTCAACTGCTCTGTATTTAGGGATCAAAGACTTCTTAGGATCGAAAGGTTTTTCATTACCAACAATCGCCCTACGCTTCATTGTCTGTTCAATACATTTTTCTTTTGGAGTATCTAAAGTAAGCGCATGAAAGATCGCATACTCGGAGCAACCAGCAGCGATATCTACCGTCAGCTGTTGAAGTCCAGAAAGAAGTAAGCCCTCCATGACCACGCTTCCATACATTGATACCTCAGCTACAGCCTCTACTAGATCACGTACATTCTTTACACGATCAACCCCACCCGAAGCAGCGGAGTCGTACTTACCTATAAAAATTACAGGAGAAGCGTCTGTAGTTTTGTAAACATGAGTGAAGACGCCGTTTTGAGTCGTATAGTCACGAACATGAGCCAGTCTAGACATGATAGCGCGAGCTGCTGTAGTTTTACCGCTACCATTCGTACCTCTAATATTTATGATGTGATTCATGATATGATTTCCGTATCAAAAGGTTCTTCGGGCATATGCTTCAGTATCTCATCAGCGACGAAACCGTATCCCGTCAAGGCAAGACGTTTATCAACGATGTCTGCACCTATCGCTTTACCGTTCTTATAGTAGCCCTTGATCATACAAGCTATGGTTTCAGCTTCTGCAACACCGCAGTCGCGAGTATAACGAGGTGGGGCTTTCATCCATTTGATCTCGTTGACGACTTGTAATAAAGCGATATCTGAAGGCACGCCAGGAAATATGATGTTGAGCCCCTGTTTAGGAAGCTCAACCATATGTTTTTCAGAGTTTTTCCAGTCTACCGCATAGCCAAACACCGCCTCACGCAAGTCCATACACTTCCAAGTAAAGTACGTACCGATTTGTGGTATGTTTTTCTTAAGAAGCCCCATGAAAGAAGGTTGCATGCAGGCAGTAAAAAACTTTTCAGGAGTTTTGTACTCATTTACCCAGCGTTTCATCGCTTTTAACCCTGCTTGCCCCCTGAAATGACGCCTTTCAGCTGCTCTAGGTGCGGTATCATAGCAGTTAAAGAGCCCCTCCCAGAACTTATCACCTGTTAGCTCACACAGCTGAGAAGCTATACCCATGTGATAGTACGTCACGAAAGCCGTACACCATCGCATAAGCATATCCTCAGGAATATCTGATTTAGATAACGCTACATAAACAGGGTCTAAGTCGTCTGTACGAACGGTCTGCTTAGCAAACTCAGCCCAAGGTAAGTCAGGGTCATAGGTAATCATGAGAATTGAACTGCCTTTAAGTAGTCAGAAGCGTGATCATTGTAACCACCGAGCATGAACACGGGAACGCCACCATTACGCCATTTGGCAAAACTGGATTTATGCTTACGGTAATAGTTACGGTAAGCTGTAACTGCGTCACCCTCAACCTTGCAATCATCAGGCATAGCCTGAGGAGGCTCACGCCATAGATAGCCTTTAGCCATCAAAGCAGAAGGAGGTGAGCTTAACACGCCATTGATATATTTTTCGCAAGCGTGGCGTTTGTTGTAACGATTAGCATACTCACGGCAAAGGTAAGTACCTAAATCTTGAAGCCAGGAGTACTGAACTTTAGACTCAGCAGCCCATTTGACTGAAGGATGATTTTGATGAGTAGGTTTGTATGGAACGGCGTCGCCGTTACCATGAATATGATGCACAGTGCAAAGCATTTGAGCTGTTTCTAAAATCATTTTGACGACGTGGATATCACAATGCATAACAGCAGCGAGGGGGGCAGCGTGGTGTAGATAAAAGATATTCATTGTGATCTCACTTACGTGCAGTAATGCGTACAGTTGTAGACTCGCTGACTTTAGAGTTAGCACGAATGAACTGAGGTGATAGGTGAGCACGCACGGCATCCATATCAAGCGTTTCGCGTGTGCTGACACTAACCGAGCAGCGGAATGTTTTACCGTCATGAGCGCCGATGCCGATATCTGTGATCAGCGCATTTTTGAGGTCTTTTTCGTACAGCTCGAGATCAGCAATTTTAGCTTTGAGCTTACCAAGTGCATCAATCTTTTCTTCGATTGAAAGGGTAGAGATATCGTATGACATATAAAATCCTTAGTTAAGAGTTAGAAGTTAAACAGCGTTTTTTAAGCGCTGAGCTAATATTAAATCATTTTGCCGTCGCTGGCTAATTGTATTTTTATTATAGTTTTCTCCCGTTGATAGTTTTAACCTATTGGAACGAAACGCATCTTTAAAGACGGGTTCGTAGACATAATTTCTAAGCGATATTCAGTATCCCTGAATTCAAGTTCCGCTCCCCTGAGCGAGCCCAATGCTCTTCCTACAACGACGACTGAGCAGGCATATCCGTTACCTAGGCTTTTGACCATATCTTGCAGCTCAAGGTTCATACCGATTTTATCGGATACTTCTTTTGAACTGAAGGCAACGGACGGACCAAACAAACCAATAAGCCAACTCAAGAATTCGTTTCTTTGAGTGGAGCTTTCATCTAAAGAGCCGTACTGCAAACGAAGGTTTGGATCCATAGGATCTTTCAAACCCAGCGCGATCACAGTTGTCCTGATAAGCTGATCCCACTCATAAAAACGTGAGGCTTCAAACCTAATTCTTTCTCGCTCTTCTGCAGGCATTTTTATACCAAACTCGAGTAACTTAAGAGCAGCTAGGATCAAAATCCTACGGTTCTTTTTGACGTGACTTAGTAATTGAGGATACTTGAACTCGGTAGTGTGCCTTTTGTTAAATACTAGAGTCAGCGACCTTGTAGCGATTTCATCATTAGGCGTGATATTGATACCGTTCAAAGTGATGAGCGCCTTTGGCATCAACCTGACTAGCTCATTACCTCCAAGCTTCCGTACGCTAAACGCTCCAGTAGTAACGATTTCATTTAGAGCGCTAGACTTGAATCGCCCATTCTGATTGTCAAACACCATCACGTCAGGGTCATTCATGAAGTAAGTAGCGAGCTGTTTTGATTGTTCCTCATCTTGTCTAGCCAGCGCATGCGTGTTAGCGTCGTTGGTCAATATCATTTGCGGTATCTGGCACCAAACAGTCTTACCGTCTGCAGGATATGGTGACGTGGCGATAAACATAGGAGCTAGAGGTAATATCTTTCTAGCTATAGCCGTTAGCATCGCCGTAATAGAGATAGACTTCCCCCATTCTGCGTTACTGAACGGAAAATCGGAGTAAACATCAATGATCGTTTCTAGCGCCTTCTCAATAGTCATCAGCTTGAGGTCGTTAGATGTGATATCAACTGAGTCAGTTAAATAGAAGCCTGATTCTGTATGGAAGCCTTGCTTGCTAAGTAGCTTACCATCATCCATTATGATAGGATACCTGAGCACGCCTTCTAGATTCGGTAGAAGTGTGTTGATACTAGGATCTTTAAGACGTCGTACGATAGACATATCCGTCCTAGCTACAATCTCCACCTTCTCTTTCTTATCAAACTGAATGAACTGGACGTAGCCTTCTAGATGGTGAGCGAACGCGTCGTCATTAGGAGCGACAGGAGCTGCTATCATACCGCTCTTTGTAGACCTAGACTCTACGATCACGGCAGTGCCGTTGAAGTTGAATAGCTTCTTTTCATCGTCAGGTACAGCAGCTAGAATCTTTACAACCTCATCAACTACTTCTCTAGGTTGTAGCTTGGAGATGTTGACTTTGGGCTTCGTGTCATCAGCTGCCTTGGCATGCTCGAGGTGTTTACTAGGAAGCCACGTGCGTATCCTATCAGTCTCCCAACCGAAAGCGTCCAATGATGCGAAACCAGATATGGTCTTGCCGTCTGCCAGTTTCTTGTAAGTATCATCGACCGCTCCGTCACGGTCAGCGTCTTCCTCATCACCAGTCAAGTATGATATAGCACGCATTGCTTTACGCGCCATTTCTATGGGTACTCCTGCTTTGGCGAAGCCACCAGCTACGCGTAAGAGGGCATCATGACGAATTCCAGGAGCGATGTTGTGCTTAACCCATATGACGGTCATGAGAACGCCTAGAGCCATCTTTAGATCTTTTTCAGCTATCAGCGCTGGCTCGCCTGTGCAGTCAACCCAAGATACCGTCGATTCATGTCTTGAAGGAGGGAAAGCCGTCTGCGCGTCATCACCTCGGTACTCAATACACTTGACTATCTTACCACCTGTTTCTTTCTTAGATAGCCTCCATTCAGCTGAGCTTTTTGTAGACCCCTCAACATAATAGATGTGATGTGATGCAATGATATCATCACTTTCGCCAGCGTACATACGTCCGAAGCGCCATGTTGTAGGAGGTAGAAACCAGTGAGCGATCTTTCTAGCGAGAGGGTGATCTAGGTCAACGTCAATCAAGTTTTTGGATACAGATCCAAGCTGTACGCCGATGTTAGCAAGTCCTTTGAAATTCTCAGCTTTAAATTCTTTGTCAGTCCAGTTTGTTACAGTCAAACTCTTTTTTCTTGCGTCTAACGGTAGGCATTTCCATCCTTTAGAAGTATAGGCAGCAAACGCTTTCTGGATCGAGTCCGCATGCGCGCGTGCTTCATCAAACGAGGCAGTTGTGTTCATTAAAATTTCTCAGACAATACGTCATAGTAGGAACCCCGACGTCTCACCCTGATAGAGCGAGGTGCGGGTAGGGAATAGATCAAGGCTCTAGCCGTGCTAGCTGATCGCGGTACATTATAGGGGTACCCCCTGCTCTTAAACCAATCTTCTGCCTTCTTTCTAGCGTATCCATCGTGCTCTACTAGTATAAAGTCGATGATGTCTACAAGTGTGTTGCTTGGAGTGATACACGAATAAAGAGCCATGAGCATGTTTTTATCAGATTTGGTGCTGCGTTTAGTTATATACTTCGTACTCATTACCGCAACGTCCATACCCCATACCGAAGTTGAACCAGCCATGGGGTCAACATCAGATACGGCGGTAGCTGTTTTTATAGTGCGGGGTGTAATTATAGTCTTTTTCGGTGCAGGTTTTGCAGGACGCAACGACCCGTCAGGTCTTTCTTCTACAATTTCAGCCTTGGAAGCTATACCTCCATGCCGAGCTAGATTACCAGCAACGTCAAGTATCAAACAATCTTTCTTGCCCTCAGCCGTTCTAGCACCCCTTCCAAGTTTCTGCCTGTGCAAGCCGATTGATTGTGTAGGTGCGACATCAACGATGCAGTCTAGGTCAGGGCGATCGAAGCCTGTAGTCAGAACTTTGCAGTTCGCCATTAGTACGAACTCGCCAGCCTTCCATCTCTCTAGTCTAGAAGCCCTATCATTATCACCACCATGTACATACTCAGCGCTGATACCGATCTCAGTTGCTAGCTTCGCAGCCAGTTTTGCAGTTCGTACAGTTGGAGAAAATAACAAGATGGATTTACGATCTGGAGCGAGGCGTTTGACGGTTTGAAGAACCGCCTTCATCCACTCGTCAGTCATCCGCTCATCAACCTCAGCTGTATCGTAGTCGCCATTTGAGCGATGTATACCCTTCAGGTTGAGTTGTACTCGGGCTTGCAGACCTTTCAAAGGAGCTAGGAAGCCTTGATCAACCAAGTCTTGAACAGAGATGTCGACCGCTAGATCGTTGAACCAAGGGTCATCACCGCTGTAGATCAGCCCTCCGCTTAGACGATACGGTGTGGCTGATAAGCCGATACGCCTTGCGTTTGGAAAACGCTTTAGCAACGTGTTATACATCTTGCCGTCTGACTCTTTTGGACTCACCCAGTGCGCTTCATCAATAATGATAGCATCAGGCTCTGGTAGCTTATTCAGGTTACGGTACATAGACTGAATGGAAGCGTAAGTTGCATGTGACCCTATCTTGTATGAGTCCAATCCCGCGCAATAAATACCAAGTCCCTCCGCGCCGAAAAAGCGCTCAAGCGCTGAGGCGTTCTGCTGAACAAGCTCCCTGTTGTGAGTCACCATTAACGTATATCCACCACGTTCACGAAAACGATCAACCAGCGAGGCGATGATTGCGCTCTTACCTGAACCCGTGGGTGCAGATATGACAGGGTTATTTCCCTTACGTAAACTCTCTAATGTGAGCGCCAGCGCATCCAGTTGATAATGCCTCAGCTTCATCGGGTTTGTCCTTTTCAAAAATAGTTAATGAGTTATGCCTTATCACCGCACGCCTACCGTCTTTGTGCTTGAACCATAGCCCAAATCTAGGGTCCTCCTCATTCCTGCACATATAGGCGTGATCATTCTTGAAACCTTGACTGAGGATCTGTCTTTTCAGATTACGCCATGGTCCTTCCTTAATCATACCTTTGCCTTTACCTTTCTTTTAGGCTTGGTTTCTATTTCAGGCTCAGGCTCAGGCTCTGCCTTAGTCGTGAAATCAAACTCAAATTGCACGGCGTCTGGGTCAGGGTCAGGTGGAAGAATTTCGTTGAGGTGCGTCAGAAGCTCTATACCTTGAGCGACGATAACCCTGTTAGGGTCACGTAAGCCTGAGCATGTAGATTCTAATGCGTTGATCAAGTTTTCCAAATTATCAATCGCGGTTGTTTTAAGCATATTTCAAGTCCTCTAATTTTAACATGTATCCTTGCTTGGTAAGCCCACGCCATGGTAAGTGCTGGTCTTCGCTGACGTGCTGTTCTTTGTAACTGATTACTGCCTCATCAGGTAAGTGCCCTACAAAATACCAAAGACTTCCGTCCCAGTAAGCGTAGCCCAAGCCTGACCTGTACTGACGTTCAAATACGCCGTGGGTTTCAGGCTTCTGATAAGACCAGTCAGAATGCGTTCTTTGCTCAAACATCATGTGTTCTTCTCCTTGAGTTTGGCTTCAGTTATAGACACAGCATCTATTGGAACTTCCAGTGCGATCTCCTCCCGTTCCTCATCCGTCAGCCCTACCCATGTGCGCTGTGGTGATGTGTAGAGTTTTGTACCAATAGGCAATGCAGGCTCATGCCACCAAGAATGTGTTACGTTTGCCCCTGATTCAGATATTACTGTTGCCACAGGCTCATCTTTTGTTTCTAGTGTTTCTTTGATGGCGGTAATACAGGCGTACATTTCAGGCTCAAAGTCTGCCAATACCCATCCACCTCTGTTGATTCGTATTATCAACTGCAGAGCCATTTCTAATGCTTTATCTTTGGTCATTCATCTTCTCCACAATCACGAATAAACATAAGCCGAATATACCGACAAGAACCAAGAAGCCAGCAGTGATGAGCGCCCAAGTTATGATATTCAAGATGTAATCCATCACCGTTTCATCTCCCGAACGATAACAGCGAAGGATGCGGCAGTGTCAGTCATCGGTCTCATCGCTTCAAACTTCTGCGCTACTTCCTCAAGCAACTCATTTCTAACGTGACGCTCAAACTCGTCAATCATCAGCTTGTTGCCTTGTATTTCAGTGACCTCACGCTTACGCCAGCCTACAGTTCGTTGCACGGTCTGCTTTTTCATTAAGTCATCAAACGCTTCGTCTTCAGGTTCTTTCATCATTGTCTAGCCCTCACTCTTAACATCGCGTCAGCGACGCGGTAAGCGTCCTCAGCGTCTTCCTCATATTCAGTTTCAGGGTTATTGACAAAAACAGGTAAGACCTGAATAGCGATGTAGTCGCGTATGTTTAAGTCTTCAAGTTCTGGCGACATCGCAATAGGTATATCATTCATTGGGTTTGTCCTCAGTTGATTCAGTTGTTTCTTCAACGACCCCTTCGTCCTCTTCAACGGCTTCTTCCTCAGGTTCAACTAGCGTGCCGTTGCTCGCCTCGATCATGGCGTCAGCCATTTGGTAAGCCCAAAGCGCAGTGCCTTCGGTGCGTAGCGTTTCTCCTGGTTGCAATGAGCTAACCATGCCGTGCATAGCGATCATTGCTGCCATGTCGCGGTAGTGCAACGTGCTTATGTTTTCTACAATTTCTTTAGGGATCGTCATTTAAAGGTACTCCTCAGGGTTTAAGAAAGAACAACACATAGATTAGTAATGGACCGCCAAACAAGGCAGCGCATATCAAAGATAGTACGAAGTGGTAAACAGCGCGTTTCAGTTTAGCAAATATCATCATCATTCTCCTGCAAAGACAAGATATAAACATAGGCAGATTCTTCCAAGTCCCTAAAGACCCTGTCGTTTAGCATGTCAGTCATATCGACTGTGAGATAACGCACCGTGTTGATATAGATGCCAGCAGGTTCAAGAGGCTCATTGAAGCCGTCGCCTGTTTCAGGCTCATACTCAAAGTCAATATCAAGGTACTGGTCAGTTTTTGGTATCTGGTATTTGAAATTAAACACGTGAGCCCCTTTTTAAAAGATCATAAACATGGTAGAGCGCCTTGCTAGACTTCCCGCCCACGTGCCATTGGGCTATGGTGTCGACGTCTTTTCCGGAAGCACCTAAGTAGTTCTTACCATCTTTCCAGTTGTAAACCACGGCAATGGTGCCGTCATCAAAGACGATATGCCATTCAGCGTCGGTCTTGTACCCGTCACCCTTGGTAGGCTCGCCAAACAGTTTGAAAAGGTCTTGAAAGTCGGCATCAATCGCGCCTACAAGACCGCATCCGTTGACCATGATGTCGGTGTCGTTGTGTGTTTTGTAAGCCATTACACCACCTCGTCGATTTGACCCATGATATCCTCAAGGGATGATATGGCGTCGTCAAGGTTGCTAGACGCGTCGTCAAGAGTGCTAAGACCTTCTTCCATGGCTTGGCCACGGTCAGCCTGCTGAAGCCCCTCAGGCATGTTGTCGAAAGCTTCCTGCTCTTCGTTAATAACGCCCTCAAGTTCGTCTTTGGCGTTAGCTAAATCGCTCAAGGCGGATTCGATTCTAGAGCGGATGTTTTCTAATTCTTTACGGCGTGTGTCATTCATGATTTTCTCCTCGGAGTGAAGTTGTTAAGTTACTAGTTCAAGTCGGCTTTGTTGGCCTGTTTAAATTATAAGGCTGTTTAGGTCAGCGTGGCTAATTGTAATTATTAAACACGCGACCTGAGTTGATAGGCTTACGCTATCACCTCGTGTTCCTTGCCAAGGTCTTTCGACAGCTGGGCGTATACCGTTTTGCGGTTGCCCTTGTAGCCCATCTTTTTCAAGACGGCAAGAGCTGAAGAGCGAAACTTCAGTCCTTGGATCTCGAGCTTCAGCATTTTGTGCAAGGTGAGCATTCTAAAAAGCTCAATGTTGTCTGGTCCTGTGATCATCATGTTTATACCCCTAGTGCGTAGTTACGAAGTGCGCGAACGTAAGGCTTGTACTGCCCTCTGCCGTGGTTCTTTGCGTTGTTATGCCAAGCCACCACGATGGTGCCTGAGGGCTTGATGCCTAAGAAGCGACCCTTGGAAGAGGGCTCTCCTGCATAGACCCATTGTCCTGGTTGGAGGCTTTTGAGCAGGTACTGCCCGTGGGCGCTCCATATGTCGATTGCTTTACGAAATTTCATGTTAGTACTCCTTATGCAACTTGGGGTTCTTCTTCTTCGATCAGCTCAACCAGCGCTTTCATTGCTTCAACGATCGTGTTAAAATAGCATTTCTTTTTGTCTGAGTCCTTCAAGAAGTAGCCTGAAATGGGACCTGTTGAAATCCAGACGCTGTAGACGGTCATCCCGTCCTCGTCTAGCTCGTCACCGATCTGGTATGAGTTGAAAAGGTCTTCTGATTCTAGATTAACGATAACTGAATTCATGATTTTTCTCCATTACAATATTGGCAAGGGCATACTTCCACGTACTTGAGCGCGACGCGTATTTCACGCATATTGTCGAAGCCTCTGCAATGAGAAGCGTGTTTTTCATTTTCGTGAGCTTCAAAGGCGTAGGGCTTGTTCAGCCAAACGAAGTAATCAGTGGGACTGTCGATGATGATTTCATTTACTTTCTTCCGCATGTACTTTGGGATTTGATCGCCTGTGACGTAATCAGTCATGGTGTGCTCCTGTTGGTAATTAAATTTGTGGATCACCGTAAGGGTGATAGTCACCTAGGTCTTGGTCTTCAATCTCGGAACTAAAGTCGTACCCGAAAGCGATCAGGTTTTCAAGAAGGCTATCAGCTAACAGCTGCGCGTTCCTGTCTCCTGCAGGGAGGTCTTGTACTATGTTTTCATAGTTGGCTTCGATGTGCGTGCGGAGGATGCTTTTGAATCCTTGCTCCTCCCAGTCACCGTGTGCGTTTTTGATGATGGAAAGGGTGAGTTCTTTGAATTTCATGGTGTGCTCCTTACTTTGCTTTTGTTGGTCTTTGAATAACAGTTTGCTTTACGCCGTCACGCACGCCGTGCTCTTTCACGGTGGCGGATATGGTGAAGGTGTCGCCTTTGCCACGAACGGTGCCTTCGGGTGTCCAAGCCATCACGTCAGAGTTGCCTTTGTAGATCACGATGTTTTGGTCGGCATCTTCCATGATGTAAATGTAACTAGTGCCGTAAATGCCTTCCAAAGAAACAATGTGGCGGATTGTGAGGTTGAGTGTTATCTTTTGACCAACGGTTCCCAAGTGCTGACGGGTTGCGTCTAGAGCTGCTTTTTGATTAGCCCACTCTGCCTTGCGTGCGGCATGGGCGTCTATACCCTTGAGGACGGCTTGAGATTGCTTCTCTGACAGCTTGCCGTACTTGTCGTAGGCTTCAGCCACAGAGCCGATGAAGCTGTCTGTGTAGCCGTTGTTTGTGCGTCCTGCGTTCAAGGCTTCATCAATCTCTGATGCGCGAGGTGTGTTGGCGTACCAAGTTTTGTTAGCATTGGCGATGATGTTGCGTTTGATAGCGTTTTCATACGCCACTGGGTTTTCGATGATGGGGGAAAAGTTTCTAGCCATGAAGGTCTCCTCGGAGGTTGATTAAAGTGCTAGCTCGGCTTGCTTGATGGCGATAGCGTAACCAAGAGCCTTGATGCCCTTGATTGCGTTGGCGGTGAGGGTCGTTGTAGAAGCGATAGCTGCGAATGCCTTGGCTGCGTCACACACAGGGTAGACTACCTGTTTGCCGTAGACTTCTTTGATTTCTACTGTGATTTGAAGTGATGTTGTCATGCTGTCACCTCTTTTGACAAGATGGCTTGTAAACCAGCCAACAACTGCTGGGCTTCGTCGCGGGTCAGGAATGCGTAAGTGTCGCTTCTGTTTACGCTAATTTCTAGCCGAGCACCCCCGTCGTACCAATCAGAGATATTAACACGGGGAGTGTCTTGTGTGCGGATGGTGATGTCAATTTTATGTATCATTTTGATTTCCTCAGAAAAGTTAAGAAGTTATGTATGGTGTTTTAAGCACCATGAGTTAATTATAAGTCAATTCGTTAACGAAAGGGGCGAAAATAAGCATTGTATTATTTAATCGCCCTTTGCGTCGTCATAGCGTCAAGCTAATGACCAATGTATATCGCGCACGTTGCGGTCCTTGGACAGACGAGTGAGCGTGGCTTGCAGTTGCTTGGCGGTGCAATCAATTGCTCTGTGCTCGTGGTGATCGCCGTGTGTGCGTACGATAAATGTGATGGTGTAGTGCATTAGTTTGCTCCTTCAGTTGTTAAGGCTACCGCAAGTGCTGCGTTCAGCTCTTTTTCTGCTATGAACTTTTCGGCGTTCTCAATGTCCCATTGAAGACCTCGTATCACGACATAGATGTCGGCGTGCTTAACACGCTTCTTACCGATCAGGGCGGAGAGGTGGTTGGTGTAGAAGTAGTTCAAAGCACCGTAGGCGATGATAGCTCCTGACATTGCCTTGCCTTCGTCAACGAGTGTGTCTATGCGTGCGTCAACGGCTTTCTTCTTTGCGTACAAGCCGTTCGGGTTGAAATAATGGAACAGTGCCATTTCTCTATGCGTCCATGAGCGCTGAGTCTCAGTGGCCTTCTCTGTGATGAAGCGGTAGAATTTGTAGTCTGACATGATGAAGGGCTCCTTAGATGAAAGTACAAGTAAGTTTCCAGCAGTCGCTAGCGAGTTCTTCGGTTTTTGTATTTCCACCGATGTATCCACCATGGAAGCCGTAAGCGTTTTCAAGGATCAAAGTCGGGTTTTTGTATCCGCTGAGTTTGATTCCAATCACGATGCCTGATTGCTCGATGTCGCACTTGAAGCCTACGCTATCGCCTACTTTGATTTCATTACCGTCGATGTCTTTTGCTATGATCATTTGATTCTCCTCGGAGTGGGTTAATTAGATTGGTCTTTTTTGTGGTTGCGTGCAAAGGTGCAAAGGGTTTCGTGGAGCTTTGAATCGGCACGAACCTTGCGTGGTGTATGTTGGTGGTGAACCTCGTCTGCGTCATACCTAGAAAGAAACACGCAATATTGAGTGCCTTCATGCTCAATGACGTAGTTAGTTCCACCTACGCTAGAGCTGATTTCTATGATGTTCATATGGTTCTCCTCAGAGTTTGTTTGCTTAATACTAGCATCGCTGCTAGTTTCGCCCATTCAGGGCTCGTCAGTTAAGCTTCTACTTTTTGAATTGTCACGACGCAACCGTAAGTGCTTACACCGCGAACACAGCTCAAATTGTCAAAAGTGGGTGGGTTGTCCAAGTGATAAAATTGCTCAGAGATGGCGCACTCAACGCTGTAGCCTAGCATATCTTGGAAGCGTTTTAGAGCGGCACTCTTGGTCTTGTAAACACGCTTGTCAGATCCGTCGACGTCTCTTGTAGTTACGATGTATTGCATATGGTTCTCCTCGGAGGTTGGTTAGTTATAAGTTGACTGCCTAAGAGTTAATTATAACCTAAAAAGGGCTTGCGCGCTAGTTTTTTAGCTGTTTATTAACGTGATTAATAAATACAATGATGACTTGGCGTCTGTGGGCTACATAGGGGTAGGCTTTGGTGGTTTTGATAGGCTCTGCCTATGGCGTCGGTGGCTGGTTACGGATAAGCAATTTAAATTTTGTCTTAACACTATCGGAAGTGTGCCTGGAGCGGAACGATAGAGGAAGTTTTAGAAAGCAAGGTACGAGGTGCTTCGATCGTTAGTGCTCTAAGGGGTTAGCCAAGGGTCAAAGTGCGGAACGATAGAGGAAGCGCACGTGTGGACGGGTGAATAGTAGGCTATAATAAGGGGTCTTTTGCAAAGTACAGGTAGCAGTTGCCTGCTTTTTAGGGCTGGTCTTCATGATGGGGGTCAGCCCTTCTTTTTGGGTAAAAGTGTGGGTGGTGTTAGGGATATAGGGATGTGTGGAGGAGCCCTCTATAATATTTAAAAATGGCAGGAGAGGCTAAACCTTTAGTTTTAATTTCTTATTTTCTACTACTTTTTCTCATAATCTTAATTAGATATATCCCTAGTTTCCTAAATAAAAGAAGCCCCTCCCCGAGAACTGATGGTTAGCAATGGTGTTAGCAATGGTCTAGCAATGTTAGCAATGGTGCTTAGGGTTTACACCTAGTGTGTTAGGGTTTCCCCGCCCCACCATTGCTAACATCCCTAACACATCCCTAACACATCCCTAACAGGACTTGCTTATGTAGGCGCCGATATAAGACGAGGTAATATCATAGCTTTTAGTTATATAGAAAATCCTGCGGAGCACGCCCCTGATCGTGCACTGACGGCAAGGAGCGGTCTTAGGCTATAATAGCAGTATTTGGACTCTCGAAGGAGACTCGGCTTTGTACGACGAAAACCCCAACACAATGACAATCGAACAAGTGGAGGCTTGGCTTGCTGCTAAGCATCCCGCTCCCATCATGGAAGAGAAGGAGGAGTACACGGACTTCATGCAGCGCCAAGCTCACTATGCGCAGTACTACAACGCAGTACAGTCGCGCAAGGCAGAGCTAGAGCTCCAGCAGAAGCAGCTGCTCATCCCTCTCCCTCCAGTTGGCGAGGACATCGCTGCCGTCATTGACTGGGTGCAGGCCACGGGCACGACGCCAGTCGAGACGCTGACGCAGATCTACCGCAGCAAGAGCGAGCGGACGGCAGACAGGATCAATGCTGCGAAGGCAGTCATGGACCTCGTCCACCGCAGGATGCCGTCAGTGAGCGAGGTCATCACGCACGACGCTGGCGACGACGAGGAGCACCTCAACATGCTGCGCAAGATCGAGGCACTGCTCATCTCGGAGAAGACGTCCGCTCTACGGCGAGTAGCATGACTCGCTGGTCCACCATTAGACACGCTGTCGTCGGCGCACTGAGGACTGCTGCTCTCGTAGCAGCTTCCTAGGTCGCGTCATGAGCTCGTCTGGCTGGTCCCCCATTGAGAGGCTCGCGATCCTCCCTGAGAGGACTTTCGCATGACCCACCAAGCCCGATTCGAAACGATAGGGGGGGATGCTGGTGACGCCCGAAAATTTTTGAGTAAACTCAACGAACTTCCCACCATCTACAGAAAAGCCCAACACCACAGAAATATTTGGATTGACCAGGCGCATAAGTACCAGCTGCCTGAGATGGAAAGCGAGTTTGACTGGGCGATCTACTTGCTACTAGCAGGACGAGGGGCGGGAAAAACGAGAGCTGCCGCAGAATGGATATGGTGGCAAGCGTTCACCAACCCAGGCACACGCTGGCTGGTTGCAGCGCCCACAGCAGCTGACCTGCGCGATGTTTGCTTCAAGGGCGACTCAGGAATACTCAGCGTATGCCCTAAGGAGCTCATAGAGAACTATGCGGTATCAACATCGGAGATCACGCTAGTCGGGGGTAGCATCATCAAGGGCATACCTGCTTCCGAACCAGAGCGCTATCGCGGACCACAGTTCCATGGTGGATGGTGTGATGAGTTGGCAGCGTGGGAGCAACTAGACGAGGCATGGAATCAGATACAGTTCGGCATGCGTCTTGGACAGAACCCTAGAATATTATGTACAACAACGCCACGACCCAAACCTCTGATCTTTGACTTGGTAGAACGCGACGGGCAGGACGTGTGTTATGTATCAGCGACCACGTATGATAATTTGGCCAACCTAGCGCCCACCTTTAAAAATCAGATTCTCCAGTACGAAGGTACCTCTTTGGGTGACCAGGAGATTAATGCGGTGTTGTTAGACCCTGAAGACTCAGGACTTATCAAACGCTCCTGGTTTCGCCTCTGGCCATCAGATAGAGCGTTTCCTAAGTTTACTTACATCATCCAGTCATACGATTGTGCAACTTCCGAGAAGACGGTCAACGACCCCACTGCCTGTATCGTGTTAGGGGTTTTTAAACCCGAAGACGGACCTACGTCAGTGATGGTGCTGGATTGTTGGTCTGAGCGGATACAGTACCCAGAGCTAAGAAATAAAGTCGCGGATAATTATACTGAGGTCTATGGCGACCCTGATGAGTTTGGTTCAGGGAAAAAGACAGACCTTGTCTTGATAGAGGATAAGTCTGCGGGAATTTCTTTGATACAAGACCTGCAACGCACAGGGATGCCCGTTCGGGCGTATAACCCAGGAAGAGCTGATAAAGTAATGAGAGCAAATATAGTGTCACCTATTATCGCTAGAGGCAGAGTTTATTTGCCTGAGTCAACGGCGAACCCAGGGACACCACGGACGTGGTTAACAGAAGCGCTCAATCAATGGTGTGCGTTTCCTGAGGTTCGTAATGATGATTACGTTGACGCGCTGACTCAAGCTCTGCGTTATTTACGCGATGCGGGTATGATTAATATTGATCCTTTGGAGCAGCAAGAGTATCACGATAATGAGTTTAAACGCAAGGGCAATCCATACGCTCAATAAGCGCTATAATATCACACATCATGCCAAAAGTAGACGTCCAAGACCCTGTAGAATTAGAGCGCTTCGCTCAGCTTGAGCGAGAGTCTGGACCCTACATCGGTTATCCTAACGTAAAAAAGCACACGGCTCCGCAAGGGGACGTTAACGCGCTGCCAGATCCAAGAACCTACGCAGCTGTATCGGGTTTTCTAGGAACGCCTACAGAAGAACAAGGTTTTAGCGTATTTCACCCTGATCTTAAAAATATCAGAACTGCGGGTGACTTAGGGTATGGAGCAGGCATTGCAGCTAACTTACTACCTGCGTTGGGTCCTGCAGTCAAAGGAACAGCACGGCTTGTTGGACAGGCGCTGAGTGACGCGTCGATGGGTCAAGGTTATAAAGCACTACAAAACGTAGTACCTCAACCGATGTTTGCTGTACCACCTTCGTCGTCAAAACTTACTCATGACAAATTAGACCAGCTGCTCAGCAAAGTCAAACCTATTGATGAGCTTGGACCAAATGACTTCCCTGAGTATATCGCCGAACCGCTGTCGCATAACACAACAGGTTATCATATTACACAGGATATCACTGCGCCAATCAAGGAAGGGTTGTTGACCAACCGAAGTGTTGGTAATAACAACGTACAAGGCTATGTACCTGAACATGTTGGTGGTGCTTATTTCTGGTCACATCCTCAGGTGGCTAGAGTTCAACGCGAGCGTTTTTATGAGATGGACCCGAACTTTGATGACTACCCGCATGAATTTCCTGTCATGAAATTCAAACTGAACAATAAAGAGCACAGCTTTTTGCCTGATGAAGACTCAGGTGTTAATAATTGGCGTGAAAGTTACAAGGGTGGGGCTTTTGCTACAAAAAATCCAATCAGCATAGATAATCTTGAGGCTATTTACACAGGTGATGTTGAAGGTACAAAAGCTCAAATACGCTCAGCTTTCCCCTCTAAAGTTGAAACTAGTAATAAACCTACTACGCCTATAACTCCAAAACAATATAATGAAAACTTAGCAAACTTCAATAAAAATAGCAAAGAAAAAGGAGCTTGGTATCACGGCACCGCAAGTGACGTAACAGAATTTAAACCAGAACTCGGTTTAGAAAAACCCAATCAAGCAGGAGCAGCTTTTTTAACTCAAGCTCCTGAATACGCTGAGAAGTATGCTTTAGACGCCCCGATCTATATGGCAAAAGAAGCTCATAAATATTTAACGCCTGAGCAGATGGCGTCTGCGCAAGAAAAAGCAAAACAGTATTTTAAAAAAACATATAAAGATATGCCTGAGCATAGAGACTCCATGATCAAGTCTATTGAAGAAGGCAAAGCAGTAGGAGAAGCTGAAGATCAATTGATTGCAGAATATCAAAAACATCTTCCATCAGGTCCTAATATCATGAAGGTGCATCTTAATGTGGAAAACCCTTTTGATCCTGCCATTCCTGAGCATGTTGAAGCTCTTAAGGTTTTTAATCCTAAACTAGATCCTAAACTAACAGACCGTATCGGTGTTACCGCAGTGCTAGAGCATCCTGATATACAAGCAGCAATTAAAGGCTCAGGCTTTGACTCTTTCTATACCAATGAAGACGGTTACAGAAATATTGGTGTATTTGACCCTACTAGAATAAAATCAGCTATCGGAAACGAGGGGACTTTTGATCCCACCAATCCGGTAATTACTAAGAAAGACGGAGGCTCAGTTACAGTTGAAGATCCCGTCTTAATAGAACAAAAGCTAAAGCTCATGGGGCTTATTTAAGGAAAACACATGGCATTACCATTCCCTCAGGATCAGAACGCTGATCGTTATATAGACCCCGTAAGCTTCGTAGGCGAGATTGATGACCTTGAAGAGGCTGAAGAAGTCAGTTTAAATGATTTATTTACTGAAGACGGGCAGGAGGAGATTGAGGAGTTAGAGGACGGCTCTGCGTTAGTCCATATATCTAATCTAAAAGGACCTGACGAAAATCCAGACTTCTATGCTAACTTAGCTGAGTCTATAGCTGACTATGAGCTATCAAGTATTTCTCAAAAGTTCTTAGAGTTGATTGAAAAAGACAAAGAAGCGCGTAAGAAACGTGACGAGCAGTACGAAGAAGGTATTCGTCGCTCAGGACTAGGTAATGACGCCCCAGGAGGCGCTCAGTTCCAAGGAGCAAGTAAGACAGTTCACCCAGTAATGGCTGAGTCTGGAGTTGACTTTGCCGCACGGGCGATGAAAGAGCTTTTCCCGCCTGACGGACCCGTCAAGTCTAAGATGATAGGTAGCTCCAATGATGATAAACAGCGTAAGGCTGACGCCAAACGCGACTTTATGAATTGGCAGTGTACTGAACAGATTGTAGAGTTCCGTGACGAAGAAGAGCAAATGACAACTCAGCTGCCCTTCGGAGGTTCTCAATATCTAAAGATGTGGTTTGACCCTGAGTTACGTCGACCAAGGATTGAGTTTGTACCGATAGATAATATCTACCTGCCGTACGCTTCAGTTAATTTTTATACAGCATCTAGGGTTACAGAAGTTGACGATATCATTCAAGATACGTTTGATCAGCGTGTAGCTTCGGGTTTGTACCGTGATATTAACACGTACCAATCTTCAATGGAGCCTGAGTTGTCAAAAGCAGCAAAGGCTAATTTGAAGGTAGAAGGTAAGACGGACACAGGTGAAAACCCTGATGGTATCCGCCGTACGTTTAACATCTACACGTGGTTAAAGTTAGATGACGACTCTATTTCTAAAGGCGAACGCGCCCCTTACATCTTGATGATTGATGAGGACTCGCGTCAGGTTGTAGGTTTGTATAGAAATTGGGAAGACGGAGATGACCGTAGAGCAAAGTTAGATTGGATTATTGAGTTTAAATTTATCCCTTGGAGGGGAGCATACGCAATCGGTTTACCTCATCTTATTGGAGGTTTATCTGCAGCTCTAACTGGTGCTCTTCGCGCACTCCTGGACTCAGCTCATATAAACACTGCGGCAACGATGCTGAAGTTGAAAGGAGCTAAAATTTCTGGACAGTCACAGAACATTGAGGTTACGCAAGTTACAGAGATAGAGGGTGCTCCTGGAGTTGATGACATCCGCAAGATTGCAATGCCTATGCCATTCAATCCTCCTTCTCCAGTCTTGTTCTCTTTGCTCGGCTGGTTGACTGACGCAGCCAAAGGAGTTGTAACTACAGCTGAAGAAAAGATCGCTGACATTTCTAGCACGGCTCCAGTAGGAACTACGCAAGCGATGATCGAGCAGGGCGCGGTAGTGTTTAGCGCTATCCACGCTCGTTTGCACGCCTCACAAGCACGTTTGCTCAAAGTACTTGCTCGTTTAAATCGCTGGCACTTTGATGAGATGGATATTGATGAGATCATAGAGGAAATCCCAGTTAATAGGGACGACTTCTCTAAGATGAGCGATGTAGTTCCCGTCTCAGATCCTAATATATTTAGTGACACACAACGCTACGCTCAAGCTCAGGCTATCGCTCAGCGTGCGCAGGTTAACCCTCATTTGTATAATCAGCTTGCAGTTGAAAAACGCATTCTGCAAACAATGAAGGTTCCTAATATACAAGACATTCTACCTGATCCTAGTAAAGTGGAGGACATGAACCCTGCGCTTGAAAACGTGAGTATGACGATGGGTAAACCTGTTGGAGCATTTCCAGGACAAGACCATATGGCGCATATTCAAACCCATCTGGACTTTGCCACAAACCCCATGCTCGGCGGTGGTTCTATCATGTCTAGCACATTTTTACCTGCAGTTATCAATCACGTTAAAGAACACCTGTCTTTCTGGTATTTGGATCAGATGAAACGCGGTTCGCAGCTTGATATTTTGAAAGTTGAGCGTATACCTATTCCTATGCAAGCAACTCTAGCAGCGACTAGCGTTAATGTTAAGCAGTTGTCTCAACAAGATCTGGCAGACATAATGAAAGCGATGGCTCCAATCCAAGAGCAGGTACAAAAAATTGTACAACAACAGCAGCAATCTATACCTATTGATCCTAACGCTCAAGGCTTGATTAACGCTCAAATGGCAGAGACGCAACGTAAAGCGCAACAGGATCAAGCAAACTCAGCTATAGCTCAAGAAAAATTAAAAATAGAAACGGCTGAAAAACAGCAAGAGTTGATATCTGAGAGACAACTTGAAGCAGCACGTTTACAAACACAAGTCGCTATCAGTGACGCAAGCAACGTAGCTCAAGAACGTATGAAAGGTATGCAATTATCAGTAGAGACTGAGAAGATTGATGCGGAGCAACAACGCATTATTCTAGAAGAGAAGCAAATGTTGCAAGACTTGTCTGAACCAAAACCTAAAGGAGAACCTATATGATTAAAGAAGCACCAAACGAACCACAACGCCAACACCATCGCCTAGCTACTGGAGCTCCTTTACAGGGGATGAAGCAAGGTGGTAAGCCTGAGCATCATAAAGGGGCAAGCTACAAAGCAGCCCCAAAAGCAGCTCCTATGCGTAAATCAGCAGGGCGCGGACGTTGATTGAATCGTTAATCAACGAATTAAGGATAGCTCAGATGGAAATCGCGAGCTCCTTAGCAGAGGGTAACGCTTCGTCTTTTGAAGCGTATAAAGAGCTCACAGGTCGGTTCGCTGGCCTTGAGCAAGCCCTCACTATAATTGATAATTTATTACATCATCAAGAGGATGACGACAGATAAGCTACTCGATGGTCGGGTAGCGATAACCAAGCGCTGAAAAGTGCTTAGAAGGAGAAGCCTAATGGCTGAAGCAAAGTGGACTGATGAGGATTTTTTCCCCTCGATAGAAGCTGGTGTCAAACCAGTTGGTAATAGAATCTTAATACAGATTCGACAAACCCCTAAAAAGATGACCAGTAGCGGAATTCTCTTAGTTGAGGAAACCCGTGAGACTGAAAAAGCCCAAACGATGATCGCCAAATTGATTGCAGTAGGTCCTATTGCTTTCAAGAAACGTGACTCTGGAGAGCCTTGGCCAGAGGGGGTATGGGCATCACCAGGAGACGTCGTTAGAGTTCCGAAGTGGAACGCTGATCGTTTCTTTGTAGACAACCCAGCTGATCCAGACAATCCTGTCACTTTCGGTCTTTGTAATGACACAGAGTTAATCGCTGTTGTTACAGGAGATCACACCAAACAGAGGGCTTACTTATGACGCCGAGTGATAAACTTGAAATGCAAGAAGCTGAGGACGGCTCAGCTACAGTCACATTGCCTAAATCTACTGAAGAAGTAAAGGTTGAGGAAGAGTCTCCTGCTGAAGAGGTAGTTGCAGTTGAAGAAGAAGCTGACGAACGACCTGAGCCAGCAGAGCACCGTGAGACGCGTAACTTATCAGACGCTGATCGTGAAAAGTTACGTGAATCTAGACGCCTAGAGCGCCAGAACAAGAAGCACGCTCAACGTAAAAAATTAGAAGACAGCGCCCATATCATTTCAGCTCTTAAAAGGCAGAATGATGAGTTGTCAACTCGTTTATTAAATGTTGAAAACAGAACTTCTGGTGCTGAACTAGCAAGGGTTGATAAAAGCATTGAAGACTCTCAACTTAGAGTTCAATACGCTCAGGGGAAAATATCTGAAGCGTTAAAAGCTCAAGACGGCGACGCTATGGTTAAAGCGCAAGAGATGTTGTATGAGTCTAAGAAAGCGCTTGAACAATTAGACGCTGTTAAGCACAACATGCTTAATGCTGCTAAAAATCCTCAGCAAAATAACTTACAAGTCCCAGACGCTAGAGTTCAACAAAACGCAGCAGCTTGGATGAGTAAACATACATGGTATAGAGCTGATTTAAACAACACTGATAGTAAGATAGCTCATGCTATTGATGTTGAATTAACCAACGAAGGGTGGGATCCTGCTACTCCAGATTACTGGGATGAACTTGATGATAGATTGAGAGACCGTATGCCTAATCGTTTTGACTCTGATTACAATGAAACTCCTGCTCAAGCTCCAAGACGTAAGTCTGTAGTTACAGGTTCAGGTAGAGAAACTGCCTCAACTGAAAAAGCTGGTGTTTTTAAGCTAGATAAAGACAGAGTAGCAGCGATGAAGGAAACTGGAGCGTGGTTTGACCCAAAGCGTAAAGCTAAAATGGTTCAGTACTACATGGCGTATGACAAAGAAAACCCTAAAAGGAATTAAAAATGACTGACGACAGATTAATTAAGAGCAACGCAGGTCGTGAAAGCCGTGTTAAAGAGGACACAGTTCGTAAATCAGATGGTTTAGTTTCAACTACTCCTGAAAATATGCGCGCTATGATGGAAAAATTCATTCAGGAGGCTTTACCAGAAGCTCCAGAGGTTCCTGGCTTCCATACGTGCTGGTTATCCACCACTAGCCAGTACGATCCTATCCATAAAAGGGTAAGACTTGGATATTCTCCTGTTATAGCGGACGAGATTGTAGGATTTGACCATTTAAAGGTAAAATCAGGTGAAAACGTCGGCCATATTTCAGTAAATGAAATGGTTTTATACAAAATCCCTGAAGATATGTATCAAGCTATCATGGCTCACTTCCATCATTATGCACCTAAAGAAGAAGCTGAAAAGCTCACAGTGCAACAGGACCAATTAGTCGGCGGTATGAGAGATAGTAAAGGTAGACCGCTGGTTCATCGTGAAGGCGATGGCCAGATAGATACCGCTGCCCCTGTACCGACGTTTTGAGGTTATAATTTCACCTAAAGCAGCGCCGTTAAAAAGGTGCTGCGAAAAAACCCAATTTGACACAGGGGCAAAACAGTGTCTTTAAAAAATCACGGTATGTGATTTGTACGCTTTGAATAAAGCACAAGCAAACAAAACCTCAACTTTTTTAAGGAAACCAAAATGAGTGCATTATTGCAACCGTTCGGTTTGCGCCCTGCGTTTCATCCTTCTGGATTGGATCGTGCTCAGGCGTTGGCTGGCGGAATTCCCTCAGGATATGCAAGCAATATCTTGAAAGGTCAACCCGTAGTGTACGGAACGACCGCTAACAGTGGCACGCTTGGAACTGTTCAACCTGCTCTAGTGACAGGTACCGTAACTGGTGCTTTCGCTGGCGTGGAGTGGACTGATACAACAGGTCGTCGCCGTGTCTCTAACTACTGGCCAGCTTCTACTGCTTATCAAGCAGGTAGTTGCGTAGCTTACTTTTATAACGATAATAATATCGTTTATGAAATTCAAGCTGACGGCTCTATGGCTCAAACGACTATTGGTAACGAGTACATGTTTACTAATATCACGTCTGGCTCCACTACTACTGGATTGTCACAAGCCACTCTTGGTTCTGCGACAGCTGTTGGTAATGGTGTACAAGGCCAAATGAGAGTGGTTGATATCGGCCAAGGTGTTGATAACAACTGGGGTGACGCTTACACTATTGTCCGCGTCGTATTAAGCAATTCGCAATTCTTCGGTGCATTCACCGCGATTGCATAATTAAAGAAAGGACAAAGCTATGGCAGCCCCAATGCGAAGTACGGACTTTAGATCGATTGTTGAACCAATCCTTAATGAGTCTTTTGATGGTGTGTACGACCAACGTGCAGATGAGTGGAGTCAAGTTTTCCGCGAGGAAAATGGTATTCCCCGTAACTACCACGAAGAACCTGTTCTTTATGGTTTTGGCGCAGCTCCACAACTCCCTGATGGTACTCCTGTATCATATCAACAGGGTGGCGTGTTGTTCCTCAAGCGTTACGTGTACCAAGTCTACGGTCTTGCTTTCGCTCTAACGAAAGTTTTGGTTGAAGACGGCGATCACGTTCGTTTAGGTCAAATCTATGCCAAACATTTGGCACAGTCTTTGGTCGAAACAAAGGAACTGTTATGCGCTAACGTGTTGAATTATGCCTTCAACAGCTCTTATGCTGGCGGTGACGGTGTTGCATTGAATAGTGCATCACACCCAATCGTGAATGGTACGTTCTCCAATATTCTGGCCACGCCAGCTGCCTTGTCACAGACTTCTGTTGAGCAAATGCTTATTCAGATCCGTCAAGCAGTTGACAATAACCAGAAAAAGATCCGCTTACAGCCATTGAAACTCGTTGTCGCTCCTGGCAATGTTTTCCAAGCTGAGGTAATCTTGAAGTCAGTATTGAGAACAGGTACAGCGAATAACGACATCAACCCAGTTAAATCAATTGGTTTGATGCCCGAAGGCGCTGCTGTTATCAGCCGTTTGACTTCAGCTACCAACTGGTGGATTCAAACTGACGCACCAGAAGGCATGAAGCTCATGATGCGCCGTGGTTTGGAGAAAACTATGGAAGGCGACTTTGAAACTGATTCAATGCGCTACAAAGCAACTGAGCGTTATATTCCTGGGTTTACCGACCCACGCGGAATGTACGGCACTCAAGGCGCTTAAACCTTTAGGGGGAGGGTAAAACCTCTCCCTTCTTCTTTTAACATAGATCAAACTTTTCATGGAGTAACGATCATGCCCCAATTTTCAGACGACTTGTTTTTAGGTCCCGCCCAAACAGCCATGGGTACAGGGATTCGCCCTTACACTACAACCGCAACAGGCGGTACAGGTAGCGTTTCTTCAACAACTTTAACGATTACAGCGATTAATCAAGGTGCTCCAATTGTAGTTGGTATGTACGTTGATGGTACGAGCGTTACTGACGGTACTTATATCACAGCATTTGTGAGCGGTACGGGTACAACTGGCACTTATACGCTTAATCAAGCTATTAACATCGCTAATACAACCGCATTGACGTTGCATGGAAACATCGCTTTTGATGACCCTGCTCCAATGGACTTAGGTGTTGGACCTGTCGGTCGCATCTATGTATGGGATATAATCCCCCAGGCATTAATAGCAAATAACATTGCTGCTTCTCAAACTCCAACATCAGCCTCTGGTTTAACTCTAACTGCAGGAACTTCTACTAAGTCAGTTGTTCGTAACGACGGTACTACTGTAATTCAGTTGGATTGCCCACGTGCTGTTAAAGTAACTACTGGCACTGCAACAGGTTCTACACTTGCGAGTGTTATTATCGCTGGAACTGGTGGACAAATCACTTTTACCTCTAATTCAAGCGTGTTTACTGGTCAACGTATGACTATCTCTGGCACTTTAGGTGGTACAGGTACGATTACAGGTTACACTAGTCCAACGACGTATATCTTGACTGCAGTAACTGCAACAAGCGCAACTTTGACAACTACCGCAGGTGCCGCAGTTGTAACTACAGCAGGAACACCAACAGGTTTGACTTACACTTTGGGCGCTGCTCCTCAAGTCATTACCGTATCTGGTTATGACTACTATGGTCAAGCTATGAGTGAAGCGATTACCTCTTCAGCTGCTGTATCAACAGCTGTTAATGGTAAAAAAGCGTTTTTTCAAATTAGCTCTATCACAACAGCTGGTGCAACAGGTACAGCATTAACAGTTGGTACAACTGATATTCTCGGTATACCAGTGCGCGTGTTTAATGTAGCCTATATCGCTAGTGTTAAAACAAACAGCACCTTGGCTCAAGATACTGGAACGTTTGTCGCTGCTGATACTGCAACAGCTACTACAACCACTGGTGACGTTAGAGGAACTTACGTTCCTGGTACAGCATCAGATGGTATTAACCGCACAGTGATGGGTATTTTGTTACCTGGCATCGCGGTAGGACCCAATGCAACTCGCACTGGCGCTATCGGTGTAACACAAGCATAACCTAGGAGTTAATCATGGGACAATTTAAACCAATGGTAAAGATGGAGACCACAGAGCCTTCAGTTGAACTGAAACTCAAAAAAGGTGGGCATGTTAATCGTTTCGCTATGGGCGGTAACGTAGAAAAAGAAGTTAAGATGGTTGAAAAAGAGTTGAAGCACCACGAAAGTGAAAAAGCTTCTAAAGCTCACCACGGTCTTAAAAAGGGTGGAGCAGTTAAACCGATGACTGCAGGTATTGAGGGACCAGGTTATAAGCACGGCGGTAAAATCATGCACAAAGCAGATGGAGGCGCTATTAAAGGCGTCCGCGGAAGCGAACCAAAAGCTACTAAGATGGTTGTTGAGCGCATGGTGCAGAATAAAGCCAAGGGTGGCAGTATCGCTCCTTTTGAAAACAAGCCCCATGAAGCTAAGCAAGTCAAATCTTTACACACTAAGACTGGCGGTTTAGAAGGACCAGGATATAAAGGTGGTGGTAAAATTATGAAGAAGAAAGACGGCGGTTCTATCAAGAAGTTTGAATCTGATATAAACGGCTTCACTTCACATAAAGGCGGTAAGAAAACTGGAGAGATCAAACAAGCTCCCGCAGGTTATAAAACAGGCGGTATGGTTCGAACTTCTAAGAACTGCAATTACTAATAAGATGGGAGCTGCGGCTCCCTCTTTTTAAGGAAAAAATATGAGTAATAATGTAGTTTCGTCTATAACTAGTAAAGGTGCGTATGAACCCTTTGAGCTTCAAGTTGCTCGAGGTCAGATCATGGGGCACTCCGCTGTAAATATTTTTGGATATAGCACTGCAGTAGGCTCTACAGCGCTCGGTCCGTTGTGGGAAGGTTTAACACTATCTGGCGGTGCGTACACGTACCCCAGTTCTGCGTCAACACTTACAATAGTTAGTGATTCTGCATCAGATACTTCTGCTTTGAGCGTTCAGATTCAAGGTTTAGATTCTGGATATAATGCGATCACAGAAACGATTGCAATGAACGGTACGACTAACGTAACTACTACAAAATCATTTTTGCGTATCAACTTGATGACTACGACTAATGGTTTAAATGTAGGAAACATCACTGCAAAAATCAGCTCAACTACATACGCTAAAATTGCCGCAGGTATCGGTCAAACTCAAATGTCTTTGTATACTGTGCCTGCTGGGTATACATTCTACCTATCGTATGTTCAAGCTGATGCTAGTATCGGATTTACTTCAAGTAATTATATGAAGTACGCTGAGTACAACAAAGATAATGTAAGCGGAGAAGTTAACCTTTTGAATCAAACAACATATGTTCAAAGTTTAAATATTCCTTACTCTTATCCAATTCCTCACACAGAAAAAACAGATATTCAGTTTCAAGTTCTTACAAACACTGGAAGCCCTTTTGTAGCTAATATCTATGCAGGCGGTATTTTAATTCAGAACAATAACAACGTAACTGGTTCAGGTACTTAAAATGCCAGCAAAAAGCCAAGCTCAGTTTCGTTTTATGCAAGCTGTAGCTCATGATCCTACTGTTGCTAAAAAGGTAGGAATGAGTGCTAGACAAGCTTCTGAATACACAGAAAGCAATGTAGGTAAAAAAGCCTATAAAAACCTGCCAAAGCACAAAGCTTCTGGAGGCGGTCTTTACGCTAATATTCATGCAAAACAAGAAAGAATCAAACACGGCTCTGGTGAAAAAATGCGTAAACCAGGTAGCCCAGGAGCTCCAACAGCTAAAGACTTTAAAGACTCGTCTAAAACTGAAAAGATGAAAGACGGCGGTCCCTCTTTATCTATCAAACGCGGTGAAATCTTACCAGCATCTAAAGGGGCAGGGTTAACCGAAAAAGGTAGAAATAAGTACAACGCAGCTACAGGTTCACATTTAAAAGCTCCTCAACCAGAAGGAGGACCACGTAAAAATTCTTTTTGCGCCAGGATGGAGCCAGTAGCTAAAAAAAGCGAACCAGGTAGTAGAGCTAGAGCTTCCATGCAAAGATGGAAATGCCCAAATTGGTAATATAACAAATGGCAGTAACTTATTCAGGCACTGTAGGAACAACGACTATCACGGTACAATCTATGATAGATCACGCTGCTCGCGTATCTGGAAAAGTAGCTGAAGAATTAACCATAGAGCAAGTTCAAGCAGCAAAAGAAAACCTCTTTATGCTATTGAACAATATCGCCAACATGGGTATCAACTACTGGTGTATACAGAAAGCCGTTATAGGACTTATACCAGAAACTTTTGAGTATGTACTACCTCTAGGAACTATTGACGTATTAAACACAAACTTCAGAACAGTAACTCAGGTCACAGGCGGTGGGTACGCTTCATCTGGTAACGTATCTATCGCGTATAGCGGTAACCCTAGTCCTCAATCTGTATTTACGCAGAGCGCTCCAAATGGATACGTAGCTATAAACACAGGTACTAACAACCCAACGTATATAGCTACAGTAGGTATTTTACCTTCTATTAATTTAACTACAAACATTTTAATTCAAAGCAGTCCAGACGGAACTACTTGGACAACTGTTTACGCTCCAGGATCAGTTTCTTGGGTCGCTAATACTTGGGTTTATTATGACCTAGACCCTAGCAGTTCCCAGTCGTATTGGCGCATTATTGAGACAGGTGGGGCAACTCTTCAGATGTTGCAGTTACAATGGGGTACAGCTCCTTCAGAAGTACCTCTAGCGCGTATGAATAGGGATGATTATACAAACCTACCAAATAAACAGTTTCTAGGTAATCGCCCCCTACAATTTTGGTTTAACCGAACGATACCTCAACCTAAGATGACCGTTTGGCCAACTCCAAACACTTATATGCCTCAGTTTACTGCATGGTATCATAGACAAATTATGGATGTAGGATCGTTAAGCGGTAATTTAGAGATGCCTGATCGTTGGTTGATGGCTGCTAAATGGATGCTATCTCATCAAACCGCTATAGAACTCCCTGGAGTTGACCTTGCTCGTATACAGTACATTGAAGGTCAAGCTGACAAGTACTTTATGCTAGCCGAACAAGAAGAACGTGATAAGTCACCTATCATGCTTGCACCTAATATATCACCCTACACGAGGTGATATGCCCATATTTCTTGATACTCGCGGTAACTCCTCATTAAGCATCTTTATCTGTGATCGCTGTAAAATGAAGCGAGCGTATGATGAGTTGCAACCTGATGGTAATTTACCTGGCATCAAAGTATGCCAACAGGGTTGTAGTGATCAGTTTGACCCGTATCGTTTAGCTCCAAGACAACCAGAAAAAATATCTATACGTTTTCCGCGTCCAGATGATAGTATTGCGGTCAATCCAGACGCTATAATAACTAGTAATCCAGATAGCCAATGGGCTCTTTCACCTGAACAAAATGTGCAGACTCCAGAGAACAATGGTAATCTGGATACACTTAGCCCCTCAGCAGGACAGTAAATGGCAAATGTACAAATATCGCAGCTACCTTCAGCCACTGGTTCGTTAACTGGAGCTGAACTTGTACCTATCGTACAGAATGGGCAGACCGTTCAAACCACGGTGGGAACTATCGCCAGTTCACCAACTCAAACGCAGACTTTTCTAACAGTTGGAAATCAATCTACACTAGCAAATAGTCGTTATCTAGCTACTAGCGCTGGCCTTTCTTTAACTGATGGAGGAGCGCAAGGAACATACACAGTCGGTTTAACTGGCGCTGCTTCTTCGTTACTTTCGTCACCTGTTGGGATACAGGTTAAAACAAGTACAAACACGTTAACCAGTGTATCTTTAGCAGTCAGTAATGGGCTATCTATCGCCAATGCTAACGGTACGACGGGTAATCCGACGATATCGTTATCAGGTTTGATGTCTAATATAGCCTCTCAAACTGGCACAGGGTTGCTAGCCATCGCTGGAACTTCAGCTACACCAGTTACTATAACAGGGACATCAGGTCAAATTTCTGTAGCAACTGGAAACGGCTCAGGGGGTAACCCAACCATTAGCCTAGCTACAACAGCTGTCACTCCCCAGTCTTACACCTATGCTAATATTACAGTAGACGCATACGGAAGAATAACTGCTGCGTCTAGTAATGTAGCAGCAACTGGAACCGTAACTTCTATCACCGCTGGGTCAGGTTTAACAGGCGGTACAATAACGACCTCGGGCACTATCGCGTTAGCAACGGTAGGTACGTCAGGTACTTACGGTACAGCAAGCCAAGTACCTGTTATTACAACAAACGCGTACGGGCAAGTTTCCTCTGTAACAAATACAACAATCGCAATATCTGCATCACAAGTTACAAGTGGTACTCTGGCTATCGCTCAAGGTGGTACAAACTCATCATCAACTCCAACGGCAGGAGCTGTAGCTTACGGCACTGGAACATCTTTTGCTTTTAACCTTGCAGGTTCTCCAGGACAAGTTTTAACAAGCCAAGGTGCAGGAACTCCAACGTGGGCTACAGTTACAGGTACGGGTACTGTGACCACAGCCTCTGTTGTAACTGCAAATGGCTTTGCTGGAACTGTAGCAAATGCAAGTACGACTCCAGCGATAACGCTGACAACAACGATAACAGGACTGCTAAAAGGTAATGGAACCGCAATCAGCGCTGCTACTTCTGGTACAGATTACGCTCCTGCAACCTCAGGCACATCGCTTTTGTACGGAAACGGCTCAGGCGGTTTCAGTAATGTAACTATCGGGACTGGTGTAACTTTTGCGGGTGGTACGTTATCAGCTACAGGTACAGGCTCTGTAACTTCCGTAGCAATGACGGTCCCCTCATTTTTGAGCGTTACAGGTTCACCTATCACAAGCTCAGGTACATTGGCGGTGTCGCTATCTGGCGTTGCGTTACCAGTAGCTAATGGAGGTACAGGCGTTACAACAACGCCAGCGAACGGCTCTCTATTGATCGGTGACGGTACTGGGTATACAAACGCAACATTAACAGCAGGTACGAATATAACCATCACAAACTCAAGTGGCGGTATTTCAATCGCGTCTACAGGTGGCGGTTCATCAGCTGTATCACAAGCGTATGCTTGGTTCATATCAGGAAGGTAAATAATGTTAGTCTTAGACACAGTAAATAAATCTATAACAGTCGCTATGTCTGGAGCAGCTGCTACAACAAATCCCGATTTTGTAACAGCATACTCAGATGATAACGGCACTACTTTTGTTGAGGGCTCTAGTGATGGAGCTCTAAATGGTACGAGCCAAGTTACTCTTGTATCAGCTCCAGCAGCTTCAACGCGTAGGCTCATTAAATCAATTTACATTGAAAATAAAGACACTGCGGCAGTCACTATTACAGTCACTTTGAATAGCTCAAGCACTTTACGTACTATTGCTAAAGTAACACTTCAAGTTGGTGATACTTGGTCAACTGATGGCACAACAGATACAAACGGTAATATAAAAACAGTGCAAGGCGCTGTAAGTTTAACTACAGGTGTAACTGGGATTCTTCCAGTTTTAAACGGCGGTACTGGAGTCACGACTTCAACAGGGTCTGGCAATACTGTATTAAGTACAACACCCACCTTGATAACCCCAATCTTGGGGACACCTACAAGTGTTACGTTAACAAATGGAACAGGTTTACCTATTTCAACAGGTGTCAGCGGTTTAGGAACAGGCGTAGCAACTGCCCTTGCAATTAACACTGGCTCATCTGGTGCGGTTGTAGTGAATGGGGGTGCTTTGGGTACACCATCTAGTGGAACATTAACAAACGCCACAGGCTATACAACTGTTAATTTATCAGGCACTATAACAAACGCACAATTGGCTAATTCTACAATTTCAGGCATATCTCTTGGAAGCAGCTTGGCTAATTTGACAGCAGGTTCAGGAATAACTTTTAGTTCTGGAACTACTTACAACGGCTCTACTGCGATCACTATGACTGCAAGTGGCGGTGTTTCAACAGGTAAAGCCATTGCAATGGCGATGATCTTCGGATTCTAAGGAGTTTTAAATGGCAAATCCTAATATAGTAAGCGTAACCAAGATATATGGCAACTCAAGCTA